AATTCACTATGCTTGATGATCCAGTGTACACGATACCATATTCGGTAGCAGACGCGGTAGTTCCGTTATGCGCAAGTAGTATTTCTGAAATTTGAACTTCGCCAGTTACAGAGTCATAAGCTTGCACTATAAGCTTTCCTGATCTATATGAAGAAGCAGTAAATGACGCAATCTGAGTCTCACTTGTAGTAGCGCGAGTAGCACCCTCTGAATTTAGATTTATATTTGCATTTACTAGAATGTCACCAGCAACATCAAGTCTAGCTAAAGGCGAATTTGTATTAATACCAAGTCTCTGATTAGTATCGTCAAAGAATACGTTTGCGCCAGCAGGAACACCGTTGTTATTATAAATTATTTGACTATCTACACCGGCAATTGGCCCAGTTAGACCCTGCAGACCTTGAATACCGTATATACCCTGCGTGCCTTGAGTACCTTGAATTCCTTGGACGCCTTGAGTACCTTGTGGCCCTTGAGTACCCTGAATACCTTGAATACCCTGTGGTCCTTGTGTACCCTGTGTACCTTGCGCACCAGGTGTACCATTCGTACCGTTTGTACCATCAGTTGCTGCAGGTCCTTGTATACCTTGGTTTCCTTGAGTACCTTGAGTACCCTGTGGTCCTTGCGTACCTTGAATACCCTGGACACCTTGAGTACCTTGTGGCCCTTGAGTACCCTGAATACCTTGAATACCTTGTGTACCCTGTGGCCCTTGAGTCCCTTGAATACCTTGGCGACCTTGAATTCCTTGGACGCCTTGTATACCTTGAGGTCCTTGTGTACCTTGGATCCCTTGCGTTCCTTGAGTACCTTGGGTACCTTGAATACCCTGTGTACCCTGCGGCCCTTGGATACCCTGAACACCTTGGATCCCTTGAGGTCCTTGAGTACCTTGTATACCCTGGACGCCTTGAGTTCCCTGCGGACCTTGTATTCCCTGAGTCCCTTGCGTACCTTGAGGTCCTTGAGTACCTTGTGTACCTTGAATACCCTGGACGCCTTGACGACCTTGGATACCTTGAGTACCTTGAGGTCCTTGAGTACCTTGGGTTCCCTGTATACCTTGAACGCCCTGACCCGTTAAGCCTTGAACGCCTTGAATACCTTGTTGACCAATCGAACCTTGGGTGCCTTGCGTACCTTGTTGTCCATATGCATACAACGCAGCTGTAAACCATGTACCGCTTGCAGCACCGTTAATAAGCTGCGATGTTGGATTGGCAGTATATGCCGTAATTTCAACATAATCTGTTGTACCGTTGAAATATGCAATGGTAGATAAGTTTAAAAATTCTCCAATAGTTGAAGCATTAACAGGTGTTTGAGTAATAGCAAGTTGAGTTGAACCATTCTTTCTCAACTGCAAATTAGTCTGATCATTAGTAATAGTGCCGGCACCCCACCAAATTTGTGCAGTTAATGAATAGTATCCTGCAATCGTTGGTTGGAATTTATCAGGAGTCCACCAACCTTGAGGATCAAAATCATCAACCATTGTGACAACTGCATCGGCGCCTGCGGTAACATTTTGGTTCGAGCCATTCTTAGCAGCTCTTACAACATAACTACCAGGTGTAAGCATACCACCATCGGTACCTTGTATACCCTGTCTGCCTTGTATACCTTGAATACCCTGGCCAGTTAGACCCTGAATACCTTGAACGCCTTGAATACCCTGAGTACCCTGCGGACCTTGAACACCTTGAACACCCTGCGGTCCTTGAGCACCAGTTGCACCCATGTCGCCTGTTCTAGCAAAAGTGATTATAATATCTTCGTCATTTGAGAATGAAGATGCTGAGCCGGAAACGTACGATGAATTTACAACGAAGTATCCAGTTTCTTCAGTTATAGAAGATATAGTAAATATAGCAAAATCGATAGGATCGAACTTATTTGATATTCTAAAGTGACCCTTAATCGTTGAAGTAGAGTCGTCAATAGTTCTTAAGAACGATTGAATATCAGTTCCATTATCATTTTCGTCATCAATATAAAGTTGCGATGCTAAAGTTATATCTGAATTATTAAATCTTAATCTGCCAACACCAGGATCGAAATTCGAAATTGTTGTATCGAATGTATAGTCGAATGTAGCGCCACCAAAGTTACCATCACGTCCTTGAATACCCTGGACACCTTGTGTACCCTGTGGTCCCTGAATACCTTGAGTGCCCTGTGGTCCTTGAGTACCTTGGATGCCTTGTACGCCCTGAGTACCCTGAGGTCCCTGTATACCTTGAACACCTTGAGTGCCCTGTGGTCCCTGAATACCTTGTGTCCCTTGAGTTCCCTGCTGACCTTGAATACCCTGTACACCTTGCGTACCCTGTGGTCCTTGAGTTCCCTGAATACCTTGAGTGCCTTGTGTACCCTGAGGTCCTTGTGTTCCTTGAGTACCTTGGACACCTTGAACACCCTGAGTCCCTTGTGGTCCTTGAGTTCCCTGAATACCTTGAGTGCCTTGTGTACCCTGAGGTCCTTGTGTTCCTTGAACACCTTGCTGTCCTTGGATCCCTTGTACACCTTGAGTACCTTGTGGTCCTTGAGTTCCTTGAATACCTTGTACGCCCTGAGTACCCTGAGGTCCCTGTATACCTTGAACACCTTGAGTACCTTGTGGTCCCTGAATACCTTGAGTTCCTTGAGTACCCTGTGGCCCTTGAATACCTTGAACACCTTGCGTACCCTGTGGTCCTTGTGTACCTTGGATCCCTTGTGTACCTTGAGTTCCTTGAATACCCTGAACACCTTGAGTACCCTGTGGTCCTTGAATACCTTGTACACCTTGAGTACCTTGTGGTCCTTGGATACCTTGAACACCTTGCTGTCCTTGGATCCCTTGTACACCTTGCGTACCCTGTGGTCCTTGAATACCCTGAACTCCTTGAGTTCCTTGTGGACCTTGGATACCTTGAGTACCCTGAGTCCCTTGTGATCCTTGGATGCCTTGAACTCCTTGAGTTCCCTGTGGACCTTGAGTACCTTGGATCCCTTGTGGCCCTTGAATACCTTGTGTACCTTGAGGTCCTTGCGTACCTTGAATTCCTTGAGTACCCTGTGGTCCCTGAATACCTTGTACACCTTGAACGCCTTGAGTACCTTGCGGTCCTTGTATGCCTTGAACCCCTTGAGTACCCTGTGGACCCTGCGTTCCCTGAACACCTTGCTGTCCTTGAATGCCTTGTACGCCTTGAGTTCCTTGAGGTCCTTGAACGCCTTGTACACCTTGGGTACCTTGCGGTCCTTGAATGCCTTGTACGCCTTGAGTTCCTTGAGGTCCTTGAGTTCCCTGGATACCTTGAGTTCCTTGCGGGCCCTGTGTACCTTGAATACCTTGCGGTCCTTGAGTACCCTGTATACCCTGAGTGCCTTGAGTACCTTGAATACCTTGAGGTCCTTGGGTACCCTGAACACCTTGTACGCCTTGAGTTCCCTGTGGGCCCTGTGTACCTTGAATACCCTGTGGCCCTTGTGTACCTTGAACACCTTGGACACCCTGCGTTCCTTGAGGTCCTTGTGTACCGGTTGCACCCATGTCACCGGTTCTAGCAAAAGTGATTATAATATCTTCTGCATTATCAAACGCGGAAGCTGAACCGGAGACATATGAAGAATTGACAACAAAGTAACCAGTTTCTTCACTTATTGAAGATATTGTAAATATTGCAAAATCGCTTGGATCGAACTTATTCGATATTCTGAAGTGGCCTTTGATCGTAGAAGTAGAGTCATCTATCGTTCTTAGGAACGGCTGAATGTCAGTTCCATTATCGTTTTCATCATCAATGTACAACTGCGATGCTAAAGTTATATCGAAGTTATTAAATCTTAATTTTCCAACACCTGGGTCTGAATTAGTAATAGTGGTGTCAAACGTATAGTCAAATGTTGCGCCGCCAAAGTTGCCATCACGCCCTTGAATACCCTGGACACCTTGCGTTCCCTGTGGTCCTTGAGTTCCCTGAATACCTTGGACACCTTGTTGTCCTTGAATACCTTGAACACCTTGAGTACCTTGTGGTCCTTGCGTACCCTGAATGCCCTGAACACCTTGAGTTCCTTGTGGACCCTGAGTTCCCTGAATTCCTTGCGGTCCTTGAGTACCCTGTATACCTTGCACGCCTTGTGTACCCTGTGGCCCTTGGGTACCTTGAATACCTTGAGTGCCTTGCGATCCTTGTATGCCCTGAACACCTTGAGTTCCCTGTGGACCCTGTATACCTTGCACACCCTGAGTACCCTGTGGTCCTTGCGTACCTTGAATACCCTGAGTACCTTGGATACCCTGAGTACCTTGAGGTCCCTGAGTACCTTGAATACCTTGTACACCTTGAGTACCTTGTGGTCCTTGAGTACCCTGAATACCTTGCACGCCTTGAGTACCTTGCGGTCCTTGGATGCCTTGCACACCTTGAGCACCTTGTGGTCCTTGAATACCTTGAGTTCCCTGTGGACCTTGAGTACCCTGTATACCTTGTACGCCTTGTGTACCTTGAGGACCTTGAGTTCCCTGAATGCCCTGTTCACCTTGTGTACCCTGGGTTCCTTGCGGGCCCTGAGTACCCTGAATACCCTGAGTTCCTTGTGGCCCTTGAGTTCCTTGAATACCTTGTGTACCCTGTGGTCCTTGAGTTCCTTGAATACCTTGTGTACCCTGCGGTCCTTGGATGCCCTGTATACCTTGTGTACCCTGTGGTCCCTGTGTTCCTTGAATACCTTGAGGTCCTTGAATACCCTGAACACCTTGAGTACCTTGTGGTCCTTGCGTACCCTGAATACCCTGCTCGCCTTGTGTACCTTGAGTACCCTGGATTCCTTGAACACCTTGAGTACCCTGTGGCCCTTGAGTGCCTTGGATGCCTTGCGTACCTTGTACACCTTGCACACCCTGTTGACCTTGTATACCTTGAACGCCTTGAGTACCCTGCGGTCCCTGTGTTCCTTGAATACCTTGCGTTCCTTGCGGTCCTTGAGTTCCTTGGATACCCTGTTGACCTTGAATGCCTTGAACGCCTTGTGTACCTTGAGGTCCTTGTATGCCTTGAGGTCCTTGAGTTCCCTGGATACCTTGAACACCTTGAGTGCCCTGTGGTCCTTGTATGCCTTGAGGTCCTTGAGTTCCCTGGATTCCTTGAACACCTTGAGTACCTTGAGGTCCTTCAGCACCTTGTATACCTTGCTCGCCCTGAGTTCCTTGCGTACCCTGAGTACCTTGTATACCTTGAGTACCTTGAGTACCTTGTGGTCCTTGAGTACCTTGGATCCCTTGAGTACCCTGAGTTCCTTGGATCCCTTGATTACCTTGAATGCCTTGTGTACCCTGAGTTCCCTGCGGTCCTTGAGTTCCCTGTATACCCTGTGGTCCTTGGGTTCCCTGAATACCTTGAGTTCCCTGTGGACCCTGAGTACCTTGAATACCCTGAGTACCTTGTGTACCTTGAATACCCTGTGGTCCCTGCGTTCCTTGGATACCTTGTGGACCCTGTGTCCCTTGAATACCCTGAGTACCTTGCGCACCTTGGGTACCAGTTGCACCCATGTCGCCAGTTCTAGCGAATGTTATTATAACATCTTCATCGTTTGAGAAGGAAGAAGCAGATCCGCTTACATATGACGAGTTTACAACGAAATATCCAGTTTCTTCAGTTATAGAAGATATGGTAAATATTGCAAAGTCACTTGCGTCAATCTTATTTGATATTCTAAAGTGACCTTTAATCGTTGAAGTAGAGTCATCAATAGTTCTTAAGAACGGCTGAATATCAGTCCCGTTATCATTCTCATCATCAATGTAAAGTTGTGACGCTAGAGTTATATCAAAGTTATTAAATCTTAATCTACCAACACCAGGGTCGAAATTTGAAATTGTAGTATCAAAAGTATAGTCAAATGTGGCACCACCGAAGTTACCGTCACGACCTTGAATACCTTGAACACCCTGAGTACCCTGTGGTCCTTGAGTACCCTGAATTCCTTGAACACCTTGAATACCCTGTGGTCCTTGAGTACCTTGGACGCCTTGAATACCTTGAACACCTTGAGTACCCTGAGGCCCTTGAGCTCCTTGAATTCCTTGCGGTCCTTGAGTACCTTGAATACCTTGCTGGCCCTGAATACCTTGGTTGCCTTGAATACCTTGGGGACCTTGCGTACCCTGAATACCCTGAGGTCCTTGGATTCCTTGCGAGCCTTGAGCGCCTTGTATCCCTTGTGTACCCTGTGGACCTTGCGTTCCCTGAATTCCTTGGGTACCTTGTGGCCCTTGAGTTCCCTGAACACCCTGAGTACCCTGCGTACCTTGTATACCTTGCACACCTTGAGTACCTTGCGGGCCTTCAGTTCCCTGAATACCTTGCGATCCTTGTATACCTTGAACACCCTGTGTTCCCTGTGGGCCTTCAGTACCTTGGATACCTTGAGTACCCTGGATTCCTTGAACACCTTGAGTACCCTGTGATCCTTCTATACCCTGTGGCCCTTGTATGCCTTGGATTCCTTGTATGCCTTGAGAACCGTCTGTTCCTTGTACACCTTGGACACCTATTGTGCCTTGGATGCCTTGAGTTCCCTGCGGTCCTTCAACTCCTTGAATACCTTGAGCGCCCTGTGCTCCTTCTATACCCTGCGGGCCTTCGGTTCCTTGGATACCTTGGGTGCCCTGTAAACCATCTTGTCCTTGAATACCTTGAGTGCCTTGAGTGCCTTGAATTCCTTGAACACCTTGAGTACCTTGAACACCCTGAATGCCTTGTGAACCTTCAGTTCCTTGTATACCTTGAACACCTTGAGTACCTGGTTCCCCAATGACTCCTTGTATGCCTTGTTGTCCGGTTAATCCTTGAATTCCTTGAGGACCGGAGATTCCTTGAATACCTTGGAGTCCTTGGGTACCAGCTCCACCACCTATTATTGTAGCAGGATCAACCCAAATTCTAATACCATCCGTATCGGAGGTAAGCAGATATCCATTTGCGCTTGGCAAACCTAGGTCAGGTTCTGCCTCCGATAACTTTAGAAACTGATATCTATCATCGGATACCTGAGACGATGGAGTCTTTTTTACTTTATCTGAAAGGAGTTTTGACATTTATTAAACTTGCCCACTATGCTCGCTTGAAAGCTTTTCTTCAGCTGCAGCCCAAACATCAAATGAAGATGATGTTTCAGCGCGCACTTGAAAACGATCGCCGTTTATATTTGTAGCTCCTCTTTTAAATAAGCTTCTACCCTGTGTAGGTATAAATGCAGTATCATATGCAGGAACTTCGACTCTGCCGAATTCTATACTTTCGCCATCTTCAGTAACTAGCTTAGTCTCAATCCATCTTGTTACGCCGTCTTTATTCCTTGCGGCTAAAGGTGTTAGAAAGAATACTTCGCCTGGTCTAATAGCTCTTCCTATATCCGTTGGATCGCGAACATCAAATTTGTTTGAAGCGTCTTGGACTGAAAAATCAGGAGCTTCAGCAATAGTAGTGTAAGATGTAGGTACGTTTTCTCTTGATACTCTTATAGGTTTTCCAGTTGATGGCGTACGTGTAGTAATACGTGTCATATTTAAAAGCTCCTTGCAATTGCAGTTCTAGTTGCAATTCTGTTAACAGACTTTTCGAATGGAGGGCCAGTAAGTTCTCCTGTGTCTGCGTTAATTTCCATACCACCAATGAACAGCGCCGATCCTTGGTCATCTTGTCCAGACGCAATAACTAAACCTTGTTCTAATTCCAATATACTTTCAGCTATAGTAGCTGCGTTTCTAGCAGGCGGTATTTTAGTAAGAGCAACACCAGCCATGATAGCAGTCCAGGTGTGCCCAATAGCAGTAATTGTAGAAGGCTCTCTAGTCTTATCTGGATCTAATAATGTATTAATAAGTGCTTCTACTTGATCTTGAACTATCAAATCAGACCCTGAATCTACATTAGGCAAAGAAATTATTTGATCTCTCATAAACTCAAAAGCAAATATAAACGAACCGAATAATGTTTTCGAAAACTTCATCAAACTTCTCATTACGTTATTTGATATAAATCTTTTATTTGCAATTAACGTATTAAAAGAAGTTTGATATTGAGAATCCGGCCATGTTCTATCTGGTTCGATTAAAACTGGAAGAGTTCCATCGTTAGTTAAAGAAGTTATTATTTCAGTCATTCTTGCAGATGCAAATGCTGCGGCGCCAGAACTACCTGGCGTACCTGATATATCTTGTGTAAAAGTATTTCCAGTTGAAACTGTAATTGAAATTCCCCGCAATATATCACTAATGATAGATCTCAATCTTTGATAAGCTGCTATAGTTTCTTCTTTTTCTCCGGATCCATATTGCGCAGATGTTCCAACAAAATAAGCGGAAGCCGCATTATATGTTTCCAAGTTTCCACCATAAGTAAGATCGTATCTTAGCGCATCTACTAAGTAACCTACATCTCTCTTACAAGCAACAGAATCATACGTGAATGACGACGTGAATGGTGAAGTTTGCGAACTTATTTGGCTCTGTATCCAAGCTATAATTTCTTCTTGTATAAATGATTTATTGCTCATAAGAAGTCTTCTTGCTTCAAAGTACCCAGAATCATAACCTACAGGATCGGAAAGGAATACCGTATTAGCTGCGATTTCTCCATTGTTTATTATGTCAATAATTTCATCAAATAAATTATTAGATCTTGATAGAGATTCGCCAGAAAGAAAAAGCGCGCTTTCTTCTTTTTGTGTTTCTAAAGAATGAATTAAATCTGGCTTGTATGTAGTTATAAGAGTATTTGCGCTATTTCTATAAAACGCATTTGCTACAGTTAAAGTTCTAAAGTTGCTATCAAATAGAACATCATATGCAATAGCTTCATTAATAGTTCTAGTATCACGATATGACTTGTCATAGCTATAGGGAGATTCTACAAAGACTCTGTTACCTTGAGTATCGAACAGACCCCTCGCAAAATCAGTCATAGGTTTATCATTTGCGCTTTGCAATACCCATGCAATTGATTGTAAGAATGAAGCACCGTCTCTTCTTGTTAAAGTTTCATATTCTTCAGACCAATCAGTTGTATAGTTATTTGCGACTAGTGCGTCCCACATATTGTTTATTATAGTTGGAGACGCGGAAGTTATATTTGAACTTGCTGTAGTAGATATGGCTAGGTTCGCGGTTGGCTGATCTGGTACTACTAGTTGTCTCGATCCTTTCGAAACCATCGTATAGTCACCAAATTGGGATGAGCACGCGGAAAGAATAATCTGTCCACCACTTAGTGCATAATAGTGTCTATGACACCACATGCTTACAGCGTTCACTGCGTTAATTAATGCGCCGTTCTTAGCAACGTATCCAATGCCATTATGAACAACAGGAGTTGCACCCCACGCCATAATATTTGGAAAGACACTATATGGTGAACATACAGATCCGTCGGCAAGTATCACTCCTCCGCCAATTCCTACTAGAGGGTTTTGATTGTCTCTATCCAAAGGAGGGGCAATTGTAGTCCAATATGGATTTGTTCTTGCGACTATCTTATGAGCATAAGGCGCACGAGTAATAACTGCTCCTGGTCTAAATGAAATTGCGAAACCAACTGTTGGGTCTTCTAAACTATCTAATTGCCAGTTTTCAAATACTGGGCCTTCAACAAAACAACCAGATCCCATACGAATTACGTTGTTTTGTTCAAAACCTGCCTCGGGTCTTAGAAACACTGATCTGTGTGCAGCTCTTATTAATGTGTTGTCCGGCATGTCTAGATTGCCGCGCGTAATATACGTTCCTGGCGCAATGTCAATAAGAGTAATTACTCCATCTCTTGCTTCAGCAGCTTCTAATGCTTTTTCTATCGTAAGAAATGCAGAGTTCCAACTACTGCCATCATTGTAGTCTTGACCGTCTTTTTGGACGTAGAGTGTATTCTTTACAGGTACTGTTGCTGAGAATTGTATAATGTCTTCTATTTCAACGTTTGCTGAAAGCTCTTCATCATAGAACTCTTTGAAACGCTTTAGAAATATCTTACCGTCATGAGTGTTTATCGCAACTTCACCAAGTGAAAGCTGGTCTAAAGTGGGTACCTTTCCAGGTACTGCGCTTCTGCGTAGTTTGATTGTACTAGACATATGTCCTCGTATTCGGTTATGTAACCTATTATAGTTTAAGAGTTATGTAACTCTCTTTTTATTTATATAATAAAGTCATAACCAAATGAGTGATAGAAACTCACATTATAATTAATACGACCCGCCATCTATAGTTTGCTTGTTCAATAATATTGAAGATTCAAACATTTGAGTCGTTGCATTATATATTATTAACGCACCGTCAACATTATTTGACGCGTCTACGTCAATAAGATCATCTAATCCTTTGACTATAGCTTGCGCTTGATTTATTAAAACCTGCTGGCGTCTATTGCTTAATGTAACATTTATACCGCTCATTTTTAACTCCTAGTAACACTAGGAAGTATAAACATTAAACCTTCTAATATTTTTTCTTTTGTACTACCAGTTGTCATCAATACGTCGTATTGATATTTTCCAGGTTCTACGTTAGCCGTAACTGTGGACGGTATTGTCATCTCAACTACACCCATCTCATTACCTGGTTCAACTGTAAAAGTTGGACTGAATACTGAATTTGAAGAAAAAACTTTTCTAACATCACATTCAAACTGCTGTGACGTTAAATCATATACTCCAGCTTCTGTAGACAGATTTAAGAATGTACTAAAATCCGTTCCTTGGTCTACATATATATTCGCCCTGGTTGTCATTGAAACACCCCTTTTTGTTTCTATTTATAATGGAAACATACTCAAAGTAGTTGACATCTTTTCTAACAATGGTATAATTGGATTATCATCCATAAACTGATACTATAGATTCTAACTTTGATATATCTGCTTCAGTGTAATATTGATAATGTTGTTTCAAATGTGTTGGAAATGGAATTGTTTCGATTGACGCATTGTATAGAAGAGCAACGTCGCGAGCAACATCTAGGAAGCTTCTTGCATAACCACTACCTACGTTATATGTGCCGCCAGAAAATTCGTTCATTGACTGAATAGATTTGATATGTACTTCAACAACACGATCTACGTGAACAAAATCCCTCATAAATTTTTCAGATCCTTCAAATACTTTTATTACACCAGTTTCTTTTGCTTGTTTTGCAAACTGAGTATATGGACTTGCTTGTGAACCTTTATGTTCTTCGTTTTGGCCGTATACATTAAAGTATCTAAACATTTGCACATTGCTTGTTCGGCTTTTCTTATTCACGTATTCTTCGAATAGATACTTGCTCATTGCATAGTAATTTAGAGGTGAACAATAATCATCCTCCTTCATTGGACGCCTATACCTATTTCCATAAACAGACGCGCTTGAGGCGAACTGCATATTTATATTTCTGCTCTTGCATTCTTCAAACATCTCAATAGACCAAGATAGGTTTAGATCCATTATCTTACGTATATCAGTTTCGGTTGTTGAACTAATTGCTCCTAAATGAACTACAACATCTACGTTGGTAAAATCAAGATCCTTTGGTCTTAAAGATGGGTTGTCAACAATATCAAAGGTAGTTAATTCCCAACCTTCATTGTGAATTGCTTTACATAGGTTCTGGCCAATAAATCCTTTATGTCCTGTTACAAGTACTTTCATTTTTGACTATCTCCAGGCATAACTCTATAGTTATCTTCAACAGAATCTGGAGTCGAGACCTCAATGATAGTACCTTCTTCAATGCATTCTACTTGATGTGGAGTCAGTGGTTCATTCCTCCAGGTATCGCCACCTTTCAACTTAGTAGTGATCTTAGAGGCATCTAGAGTGTTGATCCAAGTGACATGAAAGACTCCATCCATAACATACCATGCTTCGTCTTTTACCGCATGAAAATGCATCGAGAACTTTGCTCCTTTGTTGAACTTCATCAACTTGCCGCAATACTTATCGTTAGTGACCCATATAAGTTCGTGTCCCCAACCCTTTTCAACGTACCCTTTTAGTCTTGTCATAATATAAACCTCTCTTTAGAATAGTATTCTAAATTCTTCATCATGTGGATTATTCGCAGTATCAAACTTGTGAGGAAGGACTAACTCATTTGAGAAGAACGTATTCTCTCTAGATGAGGAAAAACTTAATTCTATAACGTCTACAAAATAAGTTTGAGTTTCTTCATCAACCATGTACGCGTAATTATTTATATGTGTATGAACAAGGCGCAGTCCAAACTTACTTATGAAATTTGTTAATTGATTGAAACGTTGTGGTCGTGATACATCATGAAATTCAATAGCAGCACCAGTAAACTTATGAGAATTTGAAATAAGATAATCAAGTATTTCATATTCACCACCATCTATATCACACTTTAAAAAACAATCTTTACTATCCTCTAAAAATGATTTAATATTTTCTTTATCAATATTTTCATATCTATGAGTGCGGCCTTCTTTGTAGAATGATACATTATCATCGCTTTGAGTCTTATCAAACGATTGTACCTCCACATCATTCAGTCTCGTGAAATCTTTTTCAAATGATATATCAGCGCCAGTTCCAAAACTAAAAAGTTTCTTTGATTTGACCACATCTGCATAGTTTACAAGATATCCACCGTCGTGATCCTTTCCTAATCGGATTATGTCGTCACATTGAAATGGTTGGAATATTTTTGGAAGTAGTATGTTTTTCATTCTTCTATCTCTTCTCTCGTTGGTGCATATACGCCGATGTGTTTTACTGTGACTGCTGCAGCTTTCATAGCAAAATCAATAGCAGTAGGCATATCGTTTGTTTCCGTGTATCTAACTGCAAGCGCTGCTAGGAACGTGTCTCCAGCTCCACATACGTCATGAGCAACTACTCTAGGCGGATGAAAAGTTCTATCTCGCCATGTTACCATGTCGCCACCATATGTGACGATTAAATCTTTTACATATATTCCTAGATCTGACTTATCGTGTTCATACTGATTTATTTTAACGATTGCGCCTTCGTAAAAATCAAGCGAAGGATCCTTCGTATCAATAAAGATAGGTCCTTCAAACTTTTCTCTAAGGATCTCATAGTCAGATCTACGAAAGAACCCTTTACCATAATCTGATATTACGATAGCGTCATAGTACTCATAGTGTATTAAATCGTATATGATATGTTCAAAACCTTCTGGCTTTATTTTTTCATCTACACGAAGTATCTGTTGTTTTGACTTGAGATCGATGTATCTGTTTTTGTTCTCTTTAAACTGTGTATGAAAATGAACTTCCGCGTCTAATGCACGAAGATTCTCTAATACGTTTGCAGCCATTCCATATTTCTTTTCTGTGCGTTTATGATCAAAGATTGGAATTGGTGCTTCAGGACTAATGCGATTTACTTCTCCATAGTGATAGTAGTCATAGCAACTATCTCCTATTAATAATATTTTTAATGATCTTTGTTGAAGAGTATCTTTCGTCTCTTTTAAAGAATTTAAGTTCTCTTGCATATTCACTTCCTATCACTTCTTTATTCTCATAATCAGAACCTACTATCATAATGTCTGGTTCATATTCTTTTACTGCGGATCGAAGATCTTCATCCGTGTCGAATATTACGACTCTATCGACGCCTTTAATATGAAAGATTATCTTAGCTCGTGTATCTTCATTATTTATAGGACGATCGTCACCCTTCTTTTCCTTTACTCTTCTATCCGAATCGATAGCAACAAGTAATTCATCTCCAGAATTACTTGCATAAGTGAGCATAGCTATATGGCCTGGGTGAAGAACATCAAAGGTCCCATTCACAAATACTTTCGTCATTCTTATTCCTTTATCTTCATAAACGCAGTTTGTGTTCCAATTGGTAAATTTATTGGTGTAAGTCTATCCCAATAACAACTTATAAACATTTCAATAGCCATTCTAGGACTCATATGAGGTGAACACGCGCCATTCTTATCTATAAATCTCCAAGCAGTAGAATCATCACACATAATGACACCACCAACGTTAAGAAGTTTCCATGACATTACTAAATCTGTTAATACTTCGCCAGCTCTGTGATCGCCATCAATGTAAATAAAATCTGCCTTTACTCCGCTCTTAATTAAATCAGTTAAACCATCAGAGCTATACTTACAAACATACTCAACATTTTTATTTGTATTTGCTTCAAGATTATAACAGAAGTTTTCTTTTATCTTGTTAAAGTCAACGCCGTCTAGATCATTACTTCCTATGTGTGGATCTACGGCATATATCTTAAGATCTGAGTTATGTCCTGCTAATACGTCAGACATCCAGAATGTTGTGTATCCTTCATATACGCCTACTTCTATAATCGTGCTTGGGCATCCAAAGTTATTAAATATCATGGACATATTACTAGCTGTCCTATCATCACCATGGAAGTTAATTGTAAATCTATACGTCATATTATATCCTTTCACCAAACGTTAGTCCAATGTTTGGTATTGTACTGTTGATAAAAACTTTTCTTTTCTGTGTCGTAATCGAACTCTATCTGCTTTAATTCTGGCCTATAAGTAATAGAATCTAAAAGAGGAATTTCTCTGTATGTTTCTATAAAATCAACTTTATCTAACATATCCCGTATTTCTTCAAACTCTTTAGATCCAGAATTTATATGAATTTCTTTTCCATACATTGCTTTCATAATTCCATGCATATATGTCTGTGGTCCTAGAAAATATATATCATGTGCACCGTTGTATCTTCTTTGCAAGTTTAATTTAAGAGTTTCTAAAAATATTGGATTCCCTGGGGCGCTCATCATAAAATCGTGAGAAAAGTCGTGGTCTGCACACGTAGGAAGAACTAACATAGTGTTTTCATTTATTATATCATCAAGTGATAGATTAAATAATCTATCTATATCTACATACAAACCACCTTCGTTATATACTTTTATTAACCTCCACACGTCTATCTTTTCTATTATTGATCTATCTGAAAGCAATATGTAATCATCGTTGCTTAAATTTTGTTTTAGATATTCTTCTACATCATTATCGTCGCTGATCTGTATATCCCAACTAGGTGAAAGAGTTGCTATATTACCTAAGCAGTTTTTAAAGAATACAGAGTCATCATGAATAACATCTTTAGTCTTCCATGTAGCATGAACTACTTTAGGTATTAACAACTTTTTAACTCTCGCCCTTTAACACATAGTTTAATATCAGTTTTTCTTCAAAAGAATGAAATACCCATGGTCTATAAAAGATAGCATCATTCTGTTTGATCTTCATCACCGATTCTATTTCCCAATCATCTTGATTATGATAGTCGAATTCGTATCCTCCTAATGCATTCTTTATTCCAGATTTATGAGTGTATACCTTAAATGTATTATCCTCAAGCGCTACTGCTAATCTCCATTCGTTCGTATCTTCAAAGTCTTCGAAATGAATTAGATTGTCATATGGCCTTCTGAATGTCCCAGATCTATCTTCGTCAACTTTAATAAAGTCGCCAAGCATTCCACCGAATAACATATCGAGATCTGGGAAGATTAAATTAAACTCTGGTATCTCGCGGCCATACGGAATTGGATCATAATGTATTAGATCTTTTACTGCTAGTCTATAGTTTTCAGCATCTTCTGGTGGAAAGAAATCTCTAGCATGTATATAGTTTAAAAGACTTCTATTTACTTTATAATTTTTGCTAGTCATTTTATTGTCTCTAATATCCTTTGAATATCTTCTTCGTTAAAATTCATAGTATTATAATTAAGTTGATTCGCAAATTCGCAGTCTATATTGGATAAACGAATCGGTACATACGTTGGCTTATAACCGTTTCTATATATATTAAAATGATCCTTATATGAAATGTTTTCTTCAAACGTAGATCCTAGGATAATCGTTCCCTTCTTGTTAAAAGCTCGAGCTATATGCTGACCTACGCTATCAACTCCAATAAAGTAATCACAGTTGGCGATAAGACTCATATACATTCTTAGATCTGCTCCCTTATCAAAGAATTGTACTGAGTATGAGTCTCCAGGATGATAAAGATCTTTATCACCAAAGAATATAACAGTATGATCCTTTGAAAGATTATATATCATCTGTAAAGCAAAGTCAACATCAAGACTTCTATAACTATCATCAAATGGGCGTCCGTCAGACATCTTCATTCCACTTCCATACGGCTGGAATACGACAGTCTTTCTTTTTACCTTCTTTTGTTTTGCATCAGCAATAAGTGATTGCGCTGCTAAATTTTCTTGTGTAGTTATATATAGATTAGGCTTATCTAAATCAGAGTGATCGTTTGTATTATTAATAATCTGGTCAAAACATTCAATCAGATGCTTCTTTTGATTGTAGTATCCATGCGCTTGATATGGTTCTGGATGAACTACCCTACGATCCTTCATATGAAGATCAAACACACCCTTTTGATTAATGTTGTATGCTCTGTTTTGAAGAACTGGGTGCGCCCAGTAAAGAGATTCCCACGCGGCTGTAAGTATTCTAAAATCATCGTTTGGGTTACTGATTGCATATTTTTCTAGAGCAGGTATTGCTGTAATAAGTCTTCCAGCACCGCCGTCAATTATAAATGTTGTATTCATTGCCTCGAATCTACTCCGTAATATTCAAAAAATCCATTGTGTCTGTCGATCGTAGAGATCTCATTCTTACTTATATTAAACAAACCAGTCTGTGTGATACAGAACTTGTTTGACTTCATCATTATATCAACGGGTGCATATATTCCTCTATCCAATACTGAAACCAACAACTGATTTGCTGAGAGTGGATCTATTGCATACGCTTGACAAGTATCAATATGTATTGTATTCTTAGTCTCTCCTGGCATTGGCGGGGATGCTATCGGAAAGGCGCCATCATTGTATTGTGATGCCCCATTAAGATTTCCTAGCCAGCATATGCTATTTCTAAATGCGTGCTTTCTATAACTATTTATCAGTATCGCATCATGTTCTAAAATCACAATAGGCTCGTCTATTTCTATACAGTGTACCCATAATGATATATGAGACAAAGCACACGCGATCTCAGAGATAGTCATCTTATATGAAGTAAACTTGAGTAGCTTAAGCCATGCTTGATCCTTAAGATTATTGGGGATCTTTATCTCTTTACCACTTGTACCATCAAAAGCATTCCATCTTTCATACTTTTGTCCTACGCTATTACAAGATTCTATACAACGCTGAAATAACTCTTCAGAATTTTTATTTCCATCTATAGTTATGATATATGCGTTATTTACGTCATCTGAATAACTATACATAAGAGTTTCTAATATATTCATTTTTCAACTTTTATAAAGAACACTTGTGTCAGTCTAGAATCTGTCATGGTGGATCCAAAGTAATCATTTGATTTATGGAATATATCACCCTTGTACATTACCAATCTATTATACACGTTTCCGATTATATCGACTGGACTAAAAAGTTTATTGTATAGTTCCTTTTGCTCAACTCTATTAATCTGCATCATTTTATCTATTGGAGTCGACGACCAAGCGTTATAATCATTACACTTATAAAGAGTTGTGCCACTAGATATTGGAGCATTAGGAGATAGATATAGTATTCCAGCTACATCAACGTCGTTGTCTTGATGTATCCAAGAGTCACCATCTTCTTCTCTACACACCTGAAAGAAACTGCGTATGCTGATATTCGAATGATTACTACTTATAAAGAATTTTTTAGATATGTCTAATATCTGAGAAAGAATAACGTTTGCGTATTCGTTATCAAGTTCCATGACGTGTTGAGATCTTAATCCTGGCCATGATGTATATGAACCAATACGTTTTGAAAATTCTTTTGCATCAACAAACTCGTTCGATAAAGCCCAAGATCTTACTACGTTTGGATATGGTAAAAAATTATTGATTACCAAACTCTCCATTTAATACCTCCTTTAATTCTTTAATTGGTTCGTCCCATACTCTTGGTTTCTTTTGTCTAAGCAGAGTTAAGTTATCACCGTACCAAGGACTCTGTTTCATAGTATGACACCACGTATAGTACGCTGATATTGGAGTTATGATGATAACTCTCTTACCCATTGATGCAGCAGCGTGTCCTACTGACGTGCAGCTCGTTATAAGAATATCTAGGTTATCAATAATGCCAAGAGTCTCTTCAAAATCTGTAAGGCGAGAAGAAAGATCTACTACATGTGGAAACTCTTTAAGTTCTTCTAATCCTGTATCGCGTTGAATACTGAATATGTTTGCGTTCTTTGGTATTGCAGACATGATATCTGCTAATGGAATTGAACGATGAAGGTCTTGGTCATAGCCAGGATTGCCTTGCCATCTTATACCAATGTTTAGTTGTTTATTATCAAACTCCTTAAAGAACTCTTTCCATTTATTTGATATAGTTTTATCTGGTTCAATGTATGGTCCATACCAAAGATCCTTATATTCCAAATTGAGATATACAGGAAGATCCATAGAATGAGTCCAATAGATATCATCTTTTACTGGAACACCTACTACTGTTGATACAACTGCAAAACCATTTCTTTTAATGATCTTGGCCATATCGTTTCGTTCGCTAAACCATATTGGATTCATTCCACGATCCTTAAGATGTTTCATAAATCTTACATTAATGAATTCGTCACCTATGCCTGCTTCTGCTCTAACATAGATAGTTTTTCCCTCATGAATATCGCCTTCCCAGAAAGTAAATGGTAGACTGGGTTTTTTCCAATATTCTAATTTGCGACCTTCAAATAAAAACTTACGTAATCCTGATTGAAACTCGTCGCGCATTAGTTCATACGTGCCAAGATTAAATCGTATCTTAGTCTTTACCTTTTCGTCATTCTTTGGGTTTTCTAACTGTTCACGTAGAATCTTTTCTGCATTATCCTTTTGATTAAGAAGAAAATATGCAAATGCTTTTTCCATCTGAAGATCTATATCGTTAGGTTTAATGATCTCAAGTTGTTTTATGAGAGTCATTGCTCTTTCTGGATAGTTAGCATGGTTCGCGGTGTTTAGCGTATTGTACTTTACTTCAAATGTAGCTGGGCCGCTATACATGGCCAATGCTTTCTCTGCGTTTCTATATGCCTTTTCATATTCCTTTATCTTAAAGTAACTCTTTGCCACCTCATCGAAGTGTTCAAACATTACACTATTTCTAGAAAGAGCATCCAGCAATGTAACTGCAGCCGGTGTCTCACCCATTTTATCTAAAGAAATAACTAGATCTTCTATCATTTTTTAATTACCATCATCTTAAATCTTATTTCTGTAATAGCGTTGTTCATGGATCTTGCCATCCAATCGAGTTGCTCATTACTCTCAACATTTTGTATTATTATTTTAAACGTATCATCTAAAAGATATTCGTGTGTTACTATTTCAAAATCTACATCTAATTGATTCGCAAGACCACTCCAACTACTATTAATATATGACTGTGTATCACACCATGCTTTTGATAGTGGCCTCATATTTTCAATTGTAATCGGCCTAACGTGTGTAAGATCTCCTAGAAAGAAATCGTGTCTTGGGTGAGGAACGTGAACATCGATGATTGCTTCGTGTTCACATACACGATATAGTTCCTTTAGAAAATCAAAGAAGCCATCGCCAATATGTTCAAATACGTGGTGAGCAAGGACTTCATCAACTGTATTATCTCCAAGTTGAAAAAAATCTGTACCTAATCTCATTACGTAATCAGGATTACAACCAGGATCGCTATCAATATTAAGAAACCCTGGAAACCTTTTTATTCCACTGCCTAAATTTAACTTCATCATATATGTCCTTATGAAAATGTAGAAAAGATCTCTTTTGCATCTACGTGCCAATCATCTCTTCTTCCAGTAATTGTTGTTTCTTCAGGCGCATCAAACGCATAGAACCCAGTCTGCACTAATGGAAATATATCTCCTCTTATAAGCATATCGGCCGGGGCTGCTAACCCAAAGCGAATTACATGTGCCACTAGTTGTCTTGCCACTGCAGGATCTACTGCATATGCGTGAGCCCTACAAATGAACTTGTAGTTCTTAGTTGCTGCTGAGTGCGGAGGAAAGCTCGGCCAACCTGTTTCTAATTGACTATAGTTGCCAAGATAGTTTATCTGGTTCCATCCATCGTGCCAAGCATACTTATTTACCATGATAGCGTCGTGTTCAAGAATAACGATAGGAATGTCAATCTTTACACAGTGAGCCCAGAGGGAGTAGTGACTAAGAATGGTTGCTACTTCTGTGATAGTAAGTTTATCGTTCATCTGCTTTAGAAAGCGATAATGATCTTGGTCCTTTGCATGGTCTGGATATATGATCTGACCAGATGTACCATCGAATGCATCCCATACATGATGCTTTTGATCTATCTTTTCACAGCTCTGTTGACATCTTAGTGATAATCTTTCAGAAGTTGTATTTCCTTTTAGAGTGATGATGTATGACTCCACATCATCAAAATGCATCTTATAGTCGAGGGTCTCTACTATTGGATTCATACGGCACCTTTACATAATATGTGTTATTCTCATTACAAAATTTCTCAATCTCAGCGTACACTGAATACTCTACAGTTTCGACCATTTCGATTACTCTTAGGAACTGTATATTATCTGTCTTATTTATCTCTACAGATATAAGGACTCCGCATTTGTTTGGTTTCATCCATTCAGGGAATAAATTCTGAGTCCATGCGCACTGGAAATTATGGCAGCACTGCGGTCTATCATTATAGATTGTACACTTTTTATGGACTAAGAATACGCAAGGTTTACCGTACCCGAATATATTTCCAAATGAATTGCCAATGATATACCCATCACAGCAAGCAGTGCAGTCACCGCATTCTCTAAAATTCATTTGCTTATCTCCATACTTCTAAGTTAGAGAATTGGTTCAACACGTCGGGTGGAAGGACAAACGCCTTTTCCTTATATTGTACCACCTTTTGTGTAGTATGTAAACCTTTTAATTTAATATTCATATCATATTCATCATATGAAGTTTCAACATTGTTAAAATCGTGTTGAAAATAAGGTTGTCCTATGAAATTGTATATTGCTTTCATGGTACCTTCAGGGTTCTTTGTAAGTATATCATACTCTATCAACATCATAGTATTTGAAAACTGCCCTGTGAATGCAGATTTTAATGAATCGTATGGAAGTTTGACAACGCCACCCTCTGACATCAACGATGCTGATCTGGTATATACATTTATATCAACATCTTTAGAATATACTGTTGATATTTTAAATGGGTTCTTTTGATGCATTCTTTCAAAAGAATCTATGATACGATTAATATCTCTTACACAGCATAATACTTTTGTATATGGAAATAACGCATTAAGATCTGGCAACAGATTTGTCCAGAGTCTATTCGTATTGAATATAATCGGTTCTTTTACACTCTTGTAGTATGCATCAAACGTTGCGTATAAAATATCTTTTAGTTTTTCTTCATCAAATTCTGTTGATGGAACTGCATTTCCGCATTCAATTTGACTTCTGACGTGGGATAATAAATTATCAGATATCCCTGTATGGAAATCTGGATTCTGTTTTAATATTGCTGAAAGAAGAGTTGATCCGGACCGTGGAAGCCCGGATATAAAATAGTATTGTTTTTTCAATTTTAACTCCATCATATAATATCATTATTTATTACCAGCAGTCTTCACGAGTTGCCATAGTAGAAGATGAGTTAATGTGTATACTTCTCCAACTCGTTCCGCCGCTAATCGTTTGAACTGGCGATGATCTATTAATCAAAGTATTATCGCCAAGTCTGCCGGAGTTAGCATTATAACCCCAAGTCCAAAGTGTGCCATCAGTTTTAATTGCTGCGGCATGAGCATAAGCAATATCTACCACTCGCCAATTTGTTCCTGCTGAAACTGTTTGCACTGGAGAACTTCTATTAATTACATCATTCGTACCTAGCAAGCCTCTAGCCCCAGACCCCCATAACCATAATGATCCATCTGTTTTAATTGCCGCCATGTGAATACACCCTGCACTCACTTGTTTCCAAGTAGTGACATTAGATACTGTTTGCACTGGAGAAGATACGTTGGACCTAAGATTGTTTCCAAGCAAACCGGGCCCACCGGTAGCACTCCCGTTACCCCACAGCCAAAGCGAGCCATCTGTTTTAACAGCACCATGCACAAACCATCCAGTGGTTGCTTGTTTCCAGTTTGTTCCTGCAGAAAATGTCTGTACTGGAGAAGATACGTTTACCGCTCTGTTATCACCTAGTGTACCTCCAGTATTAGATCCCCAAATCCAAAGAGTGCCATCGGTTTTAATTCCGATAGTATTCGTATAAGAACTTACACTTTTCCAATTGGTTCCACTGGATACCGTTTGTACTGGCGATGAGCTGTAGATTCTATTATTATTACCTAGTCCTCCAGCAGCGTTAGCTCCCCAAGTCCAAAGAGAGCCATCATTCTTTATTGCTGCAGTGTAAAATGTCCCAGCTGTCGCACACTTCCAATTAGTTCCACCGGATACCGTTTGTACTGGTGATGATCTGTTTGTACGAGTGTTATCACCTATAAAACCATTAGTGTTATATCCCATGAGCCAAAGCGTGCCATCAGTCTTAATTGCACTAGCTGTAAATAAACCTTTTGCGCTAAAACTTCTCCAATTAGTTCCGCCAGATATCGTTTGCACTGGAGAAGATCTTGGTGTGACATTATTAGTACCCATTATACCTTGCTGATTAAATCCCCAACCCCAAAGACCTCCTTCAAGAAAGCAATCCTTGCGAATAAAGACATCATCAAAGTCAGCACCATTCCACCCCGCCGTGCTATTTGTTATTTCAAAACCAACTGGATTACTAGTCATTAAAATTCACCCTCGTCTCTGATTGCTATTAATCCTGAAGAAGCACACACATCCTTCCAACCAGTTCCAGCTGAAATTGTCTGTACTGGAGAACCTGAACTAAAAACACCAACATTATCACCACCACCGCCGCCGTTATCACTTCCCCACAGCCACAAACTACCATCAGTTTTAATTCCAGCGACAACACCACTAGCTGATACTTTAAGCCAATTGGTTCCACCTGATACAGTTTGGACAGGCGATGACCTAGCAATAGTAGTCCCATCACCTACTGCGCGATTAGTGTTATAACCCCAGGACCAAAGTGTACCATCAGTCTTAATCGCAGCGGTCATTCGGTCCCCACCGCTTACTTGTTTCCAAGTAGTGACATTAGATACTGTTTGCACTGGAGAAGATCTGCTTCCTGAATTTCCGTTTGCATTGTTTCCTAACTGCCCATCACCTCCACATCCCCAAGTCCAAAGAGAGCCGTCTAATTTAACGGCAGTGGAAAAGTTCGACCCCATACTTACTTGTTTCCAAGTAGTGACATTGGATACGGTTTGTACTGGAGACGATCTATGAACAAATGACTGATTTCCTAAGATACCATACCCACCAAAGCCCCACGTCCATAACGACCCATCCGTTTTAACTGCGGCTGTAGTTTGAAATGACGAGTTGGTTACTTGTTTCCAAGTAGTGACATTGGATACTGTTTGAACTGGTGACGATCTATTAGTTATTGATTGATTTCCTAATTGACCATAAGTATTTAAACCCCACGTCCAAAGCGTGCCATCAGTTTTAATTGCAGCAGCCATAGCACCATTTACAGTAATTGATTTCCAAGTGGTTACATTCGACACCGTTTGAACTGGCGATGACCTATTCGCAGTAGTATTATCACCAAGACCACCGGCAAAATTAAAACCCCACAACCATAAAGTACCATCAGTTTTTATGCCACCACTATATGACTGCCCAGTTGCAACCTGCTTCCAGTTAGTTCCATTTGATACTGTTTGTACCGGAGATGATCGAGATGCAAGAGAACCTGTGGCATTGTTTCCAAGCCTTCCATACACACCGGATCCCCAAGTCCAAAGAGCTGGTGTTTTCATCCAAGGAACTAGTTCTGGGTAGTTTTCAAGCACATACTCCTTTGATACGAGATGACACCCAATGTCAAGCCCGCCATCATCAATGAAGTTTGTAACTACTCTTTCAGACATTAAGCTTCCCCAAGGGCCGGTTCAGCAAACACCAACGCATCTAACTCAGCGAGTGTAGTACAGTTGTCAATGATAATTGACTGAGCAGCTTCCCAATCAAAACACGATTGTATATAAGTAGACCCTTCAGTCACAATAGTACCAAGCTCTGCTTTCGTAAGTTCTAACCAAGCATTTTGAAATTTCCAATTGATAGTTGTATTATCTGGCATAATTGTATACTTCTGAAGAAAGATATCTCTATTGCCGCGTGATGTATCACACCAAACTTCTGTTCCTTGGATAGTAAGAGTTACACCCTTACCTTCTTTTTTCCATCTTATGTCAGCAACTAAGTTTTTAAGATCTGCTTTTACGGATTCTAACGGCTTATTTCGTTGTTCCCATGTAGCAGTTGCTTGGTACTCTGTGTTGCCATCATCGTATACCCAGAACGGTCCTTCGTATCTATGGATCTTTTGATTAATCTCTTCATACACTGATATGCATTTTCGAATTGTTACACCTGGGACTACATCAAATGGTACTCTAGATTCATCTTCTCTAGTTATAACTATGTCTTGATCCAATTCATCTGAAAGAATATCTGACATGTATCTTGGTTTCCATTCGATAGGACCCAAGATAACAAAGTTTTGAGTGTTGTGATCAGTTATTACGTACATGTTATCCTCTTTAAATTATATGTCATAATAGATTTACTATGAGTTTAATGTATTTATAATGAAGTCTCTTAAAAAATAGTTCCGCCATCTTTAATAGCAGATGTGCTAATTGCCCCACCTTGCATGCACACGGATAACCAACTCGTTCCACCGGATATCGTCTGTACTGGTGAAGATTGCGATAACGAACTATTATTTCCTAACGCACCATAAGAACCTACACCCCAAGCCCAAAGAGTACCATCTGTTTTGATTGCAGCTGAATGCGCATACCCAACACTTGTTTGTTTCCAATTAGTGCCACCAGATACTGTCTGTACTGGAGAAGAAACGCTTTGCAACCCATTGCTACCGCCTATCTGTCCAAAATTAGATTTGCCCCATAACCATAGCGTACCATCTATTTTGATTGCGGCGGTGTGGTCATACCCAGTACCAACTTGCTTCCAATTTGTACCTTCGGATATAGTTTGAACTGGTGAAGATCTGAGTCCAACTCGGTTATCTCCTAGCTGACCGTTTACTCCAACTCCCCACAACCAAAGTGTACTATCATTTTTAATACCAGCAGAAAACAAACCAGTAGCGCTAACTTGTTTCCAATTAGTACCGCCTGATATAGTTTGGACTGGAGAAGATCTGTTTAATATTGAGTCGTTTCCTAGTCTACCTGAATTGCCGTTACCCCATAACCAAAGCGTGCCGTCAGTTTTAATTGCAGCAGAGTGAGACCCAGCAAGACTAACTTTTTTCCATGACGATCCACCTGACACTGTTTGTACTGGTGACGACCTATTCACGATTGCGTTATCGCCAATTTGTCCATTAGAACTTAAACCCCACACCCATAAAGTGCCATCGGATTTTATTGCTCCAGTATGAGCACCTCCTATGCTAACACCTTTCCAATTAGTTCCACTGGATATTGTTTGGGCTGGTGACGAAGCGTTAACTATATTATTTCTACCTAATTGCCCGACATTATTAAATCCCCATGCCCATAATGAACCATCAGTTTTCACTGCTGCTGTGTGATTGTAACCAATTATTACTTGCTTCCAATTAACACCACCTGAAACTGTTTGCACTGGTGAAAATTTAGTCGTATTCGTGTTATCACCCAACTTTCCACCTGACGGCCAGCCCCATAACCAAAGACCGCCTTCTTGAAAGCAATCTTTATTGATGAAGACGTCGTTAAAATCAACTTTATCCCAGCAAGCGGCTGTGTCTGTTATTTTAAACCCTGATGGATTATCTACCACTTCTAAAAAGTCTCCTATGTGACATCTTAACCTTCATCTTTCAACGCAAAAGTAGTGCCAGATCCGACTTCTGCAAATTTCCAGTTCGTACCGCCAGACATCGTTTGCATCGGAGAAGAATACGTTCTGATAGTAATAGTGTTTATTCCAAGATTCCCGTATCCATTAAATCCCCATAGCCAAAGTGTGCCATCAGTTTTAATTGCTGCGCTGTGTGTAACGCCAGCTTTAACTGAGAACCAATTAGTGCCACCTGAAACCGTTTGAACAGGGGATGACATATTTACTAGGAAATTAGACTCGTCGCCCAATCTTCCAGCGCATGCTGCACCCCAAGTCCAAAGTGTGCCATCGTTTTTAATCGCTGCGCCGTGACACCTTCCAGCACTTGCTTGTCTCCAGTTAGTTCCACCAGACACGGTTTGGACAGGAGATGATCTATCTGTTGATGAATGATCTGCAAGACGTCCGCCTAAATTACTACCCCACAACCAAAGAGTACCATCTGTTTTTGTAGCAACTGTAAAACACCACCCTGCACTCACTTGCTTCCAGTTGGTTCCTGCGGATATAGTTTGTACTGGCGAAGATCTACTTATTACACTATTGTTTCCTAATTTTCCATATACTCCATCACCCCAAGCCCAAAGAGTACCATCGGTTTTTATTGCGAATGAAGAAAACAAAATAGCATTTATGCTTTTCCAGTTGGTGCCACTGGAAATAGTCTGTATCGGTGATGAGCTGTTGATCCTATTATTATTACCTAGTTGGCCGTAGGCGTTCAAACCCCAACCCCAAAGAGTTCCATCGGTTTTTAACGCTATACTCCCATGCGATGAACTGCTAACAGCTTTCCAATTTGTTCCTCCAGACACTGTTTGTACTGGAGAAGATCTGTTTACAATATCGTTATTTCCTAAGCCACCATTTCTATTTTGACCCCAATTCCATAATGTGCCATCAGTTTTAATACCTGATGCTCTAGTGTTTTCAGTAGATACGCTTCTCCAGTTTGTTCCACTGGATATAGTTTGAACTGGCGAAGAGAAATCTAGTGTTGAATTGTTACCTAATTTTCCATAATCATTGTTACCCCAACCCCAAAGAGCAGGAGCTTTCACCCATTCTTGTATCGCTGGATATTTTTCAAGAAGATACTCCTTAGGTATCAAATGACAACCGAGGTCTAACCCGTCACTATCTTTGAATCTTGTGCAGATGTAGTTTACCATACGACGCCTTTATCTTATAGGTGGTTCTTATTATTTATTAGAACTCTACCTCTTTAATTGCAAGCGTAGTGTTTGTTGTTCCAGACGAAACTTGTTTCCAAGAAGTTCCTAAAGCAACTGTTTGAACTGGCGAAAATTTGTTAGCTACTGTGTTGTCACCAAGACCACCTCTACCATTATAACCCCAAGTCCAAACAGTGCCATCAGTTTTAATAGCTGCGGCGTGATCTGATATTGAAACACTTCTCCAATTCGACCCTCCAGCAATCGTCTGTACCGGAGACAATTTCGCCACACCAGTATTATCTCCTAATTCACCTCTAGTATTATAACCCCATGTCCAAAGAGTACCATCTGTTTTGACTGCTGCTTTTACTGTTCTTCCGGTAGAAACCTCTTTCCAATTGCTCCCGCCCGCGATCGTCTGAACAGGAGAAGATTTGCTAACTGTCGTATTGTCTCCTAACTCTCCACTATTTCCACGCCCCCATGTCCATAGAGTACCATCTGTTTTAATTGCCGCAGCTGCATAAGTACCTGCACTTACTTGTTTCCAATTGCTCCCACCCGCGATCGTCTGTACCGGTGATGACCTATTTGTTATTGCACCATTGCCTAACGCCCCACAGAATCCCACTCCCCATAACCATAATGTACCATCAGTTTTAATAGCTGCGCTTAACTCAAGTCCAGCTGAACCTGAACTCCAATCGTTACCAGCAGCAATTGTTTGGACTGGTGATAACTTATTTGTTATTGTATTATCACCAAGTGATCCAGAATTATTTCTTCCCCATGTCCAAAGTGTTCCATCAGTCTTAATAGCAAGTGTGTGGAAGCCACCTGCGCTAACAGTCTTCCAATTTTGCCCACCTGAAATAGTTTGGACTGGGGATACTTGACTCGCGGCAGAGTTATTTCCTAGAGCCCCTAAACCGCCGTATCCCCATAACCACAAGGTTCCATCTTGTTTTATTCCTGCTGAGTGGTTGGTCCCAGATGTAGCACATTTCCAATTATTTCCACCAGAGATTGTTTGCACTGGTGAAGGTCTATCTGCTGTTGTACCATCTCCTATAGTACTAAATGCCGTACTAATTGGACCGCCCCAACCCCAAAGTTGTTTACCAGTGAAGCAGTCTATTGCTTCAATAGTAGTAATGAACATATCCTTGATGCAACCTTGACAAGCTTTTATCGGCATTTATAATAAACCTTATTATTCTACGTTACACAGTGCTGGTGTAGAGGTTGAACTAGCCGAAATACCTATACTTCTCCAGCCAGTACCACTCGATATAGTTTGAACTGGTGAAGACCGCACGGTAATATTATTCGCGCCTAGATATCCAGTTGCGTTTCCACCCCATAACCAAAGAGACCCGTCTGTTTTAATAGCACCAACGTGTTGAAATCCTGCATCTACAGATCTCCAATTTGTCCCGGCTGATACGGTTTGCACTGGAGACGATCTACTTGTAATGCCGTTATTTCCTAATTTTCCAGAACTGCCTTGACCCCAGGTCCAAAGCGACCCATCAGTTTTAATAGCAGCTGCATTGTAATATCCTACACTAACTTGTTTCCAAGTAGTTACGTTAGATACAGTTTGAACAGGCGATGATTGAGATATAACATTTTCTCTACCTAATTGACCATCAGTTCCTGTACCCCATAACCAAAGAGAACCATCAGTCTTAACAGCGCCAGTGAAAAGCCCGCCAACTCTAACTTGTTTCCAAGTAGTGACATTGGATACAGTTTGTACTGGAGACGATCTATTAACTACTGACTGATTTCCTAAGATACCTGCAGTTGCTTGCCCCCATAACCAAAGAGATCCATCGGTTTTAATAGCACCAGCTGTTGCACAACCGACGCTAACTTGTTTCCAATTTGTCCCAGTAGAAATGGTTTGAACTGGTGATGAAAAATTGTTTGCGCTATTTTGATTTCCAAGAGTACCAAGAGTTCCCCCACCCCACAGCCAAAGTGTACCGTCAGTTTTAATAGCAGCTGCCGTGGTCCACCCAATTGCCGCATTTCTCCAATTTGTTCCTGCTGATATTGTCTGTACTGGAGAAGATCTTGCTGTTGCAGCACTATTACCCATTTGACCAGCGACGCCTTGCCCCCACACCCAAAGAGAACCGTCAGTTTTAATGCCAATGCCATTACATCTACCAATTTGAGTTTGTTTCCAATTCGTTCCGGTTGAAATTGTTTGGACTGGAGAAGATCTGTTTACTCTTGATTGATCTCCTAATTGTCCTGCGTCATTAAATCCCCACGTAAACAGTCGCTTACCGGTGAATCTTTCAATAAATTCTTCGTCTGTGACAAAAAGATTCTTAACACATCCGTTACACGCATATAATGGCATAATTAATCTTCCCTATCATTTTCTAATTACAGCTTCTATCTTATCATCTAACTGCTTAACTGCTTCAATTAGAACCGCGATTAAACCGTTATAGTTTACGGTCTTATGCAGGTTATTATTAACAATATCTGGGAATATTTCTTCAACGTTCTGCGCAGATACACCAATCGACTTTTCTTTTGTATCCTTCCAAGTAAACGCAAACCCTGCAATATTCTTTATTGCTTCAAGTGGATTAGCAATTGAAGTTACATTCTCTTTTAGATCCATGTCAGATAGAGAGTTAAATTCTGTAGCATTTACAGTACCAGTTGCAGCGTTAAAATATAACTTAGTTGTTGTAACCTTTGGTGTCTGGTTTGAACCGGCAGCTCCAACCATAACAGGATATAGCGTAGTTGTTGTAGTATCATCAGTTGCATTGATAATGGTGGAAGGGCCGGTTAGACCTTGAAGACCTTGAACACCTAGTACACCCTGTAGACCTTGGATGCCTTGTGCACCTTGCGCACCAGTACCAGTTGTTCCTTGCGAGCCAGTAATACCTTGAACACCTTGTATACCTTGTGTACCTTGTGAACCATTAGAGCCTAGAACGCCTGATATACCTTGTGGACCGATAATACCCTGTGTACCCTGTATACCTTGACGGCCTTGGATACCTTGCGTTCCTTGCGAACCGTCACCACCGAGGACACCTGAGATACCTTGCGGACCAATTAGGCCTTGTAAACCTTGGATACCCTGTGAACCGTTGGATCCTAATACACCTGAGATACCTTGTGCACCAGTTGCACCAGTAAGACCCTGTAGACCTTGAATACCCTGAATACCATTGTTACCAACAACACCTGAGATACCTTGTGCACCAGTTGCGCCAGTGACACCCTGCAGACCTTGAATACCCTGAATACCATTGTTACCAACAACACCTGAGATACCTTGTGCACCAGTTGCGCCAGTGACACCCTGCAGACCTTGAATACCCTGAATACCATTGTTACCAACAACACCTGAGATACCTTGTGCACCAGTAATACCTTGTCTTCCTTGGATGCCTTGCATGCCTTGAAGACCTTGTAAACCGTTAGATCCTATAACACCTGATATACCCTGTGCGCCAGTGACACCTTGTAAACCTTGAACTCCTTGACGCCCTTGGATACCTTGAACACCCTGAATACCTTGAGTGCCCTGTGTACCATCTCCACCAACAAAACCGGCAATTCCTTGCGAACCAGTTAAACCTTGAACTCCTTGACGTCCTTGGATACCTTGCATACCCTGAAGACCCTGCGCGCCCTGCATACCCTGTAGACCTTGCAGACCAGTAGATCCTAGTACACCAGATATACCTTGCGGTCCAATAATACCTTGGATACCTTGAATGCCTTGCGATCCTTGCGATCCACGAAGACCTTGAAGACCCTGGGAACCTTGAGAACCAGTTATACCTTGCGCTCCAATGATACCTTGAAGACCTTGTACACCTTGCTGTCCAGTAATACCCTGCGCCCCTTGACGACCCTGAATACCTTGAGATCCAACGAACTGGCCAATGTCAGACCATTCAAATCCGTCATACACCCATAGGTTGCCTGTACTAGTTTCAATAACTGCGTTTCCAGATACTGCGCTTGGGAATGTTGATTGTAACAGTACATTACTTGCGGTTGCTATCGTTCCGATAATAGAAAGACCTGGCCCATATGTACCCTGTACACCCTGTAGTCCTTGAATACCTTGTCCAACTAGACCTTGCACGCCTTGCGAACCTTGGAGTCCTTGAGTGCCCTGGATACCTTGTGCACCTCTTAGTCCCTGTGGACCTATAGGACCTTGAATACCCTGTCTACCTTGGATACCTTGGTTCCCGAATACACCTTGTGCACCTTGACTTCCAGTTATACCTTGTACACCTTGGTTTCCAGAACCGCTAGCTCCTTGTAGACCTTGATTACCATAAACACCTTGAACACCTTGAATGCCTTGTGGTCCAATTAAACCTTGGGTTCCCTGAATACCTTGAAGACCTTGGCTACCAGTTGTGCCTTGTGATCCAGTAATACCTTGGGTACCCTGAGCACCAGTTGCGCCTTGGATACCTTGAATACCTTGCCCAGTTAGACCTTGTACACCTTGTCGTCCTTGTATACCTTGAACACCTTGAGCGCCAGTAGATCCAGTTGTACCTAATACACCTTGCGCGCCTTGCGAACCAGTTAGACCTTGTATACCTTGCTGACCAGTTTGTCCTTGAATACCTTGCACACCTTGAGTACCCTGCGGGCCTTGGATACCCTGCTGACCTTGAATACCTTGAGTACCTTGAATACCTTGAGTGCCTTGAGTACCTTGAATACCTTGGAAACCAGTAACACCTTGAGGTCCTTGGATACCCTGAACGCCTTGAATACCTATGATACCTTGCGGACCGAAGTTTCCTTGAATACCTTGTAGGCCTTGTACACCCTGATGCCCTTGAATGCCTTGAACACCTTGTGCACCTATTGAGCCTTGAATACCTTGGAGACCTTGCACACCTTGAGAGCCTTGCGCACCTTGAGGACCTTGGGTTCCCTGTATGCCTTGTCTACCTTGAATACCTTGAATACCAAACAGACCTTGTACACCTTGAGTGCCCTGTGGCCCTTGGATACCCTGTATGCCTTGCGAGCCTTGAACACCTTGAGCGCCTTGTATACCTTGTACACCTTGTGTACCCTGTGGTCCTTGAATACCTTGTATGCCTTGTCCAGTCAGACCTTGAGTACCTTGAGCACCCTGTGGTCCTTGAATTTGGCCAACGTTATCCCAATTTGCGCCATCATAAACCCATAGGTTACCAGTAGCAAGATCGATGACACCGTTTCCAACTACAGCACTAGGGAACGCCGTATTTAATACGTCTTGTTCATCATCAGGCGGAACGAAGTTAGATACATCGGCAATAGATCCAATGATTGTTAGCGCAGGACCGTAACTACCTTGTATACCTTGGAGACCTTGGACACCTTGCGTACCTTGCGCCCCTTGGAGTCCTTGCGATCCCTGAATACCCTGCGGTCCTTGAATACCCTGTTGACCTTGAATACCTTGGTTGCCCTGAATACCCTGTTGACCTTGGATACCCTGCTGACCCTGTACACCTTGAACACCTTGAGTACCTTGTGTTCCTTGAGTACCTTCTTGCCCTTGAATGCCTTGTGGACCTTGAGTTCCCTGGATACCTTGGAAACCAACCGATCCTTGTATACCTTGAGTTCCCTGAGTTCCTTGAGAGCCGTGTGATCCTTGAATACCTTGGAATCCAACAGATCCCTGAACACCTTGTTGCCCTTGCGGCCCTTGAATACCTTGGAGTCCTTGTAGACCCTGTGAACCCTGAGATCCTTGCGTACCTTGAATACCTTGGGTTCCTTGTATGCCTTGAACACCTTGTGATCCCTGAATACCTTGGAAACCGGTTATCCCTTGTGATCCTTGAATACCTTGAACGCCGAATATACCTTGCGAGCCTTGTATTCCCTGCAGTCCTTGGTTCCCTTGAGTTCCTTGTATACCCTGTGGTCCTTGTGTTCCTTGAATACCTTGTGGACCTTGTGTTCCTTGAATACCCTGTGGACCTTCAGTACCTTGTAGACCTTGAATGCCTTGTCCAGTTAAACCTTGAATACCTTGTACACCCTGTACGCCTTGACGACCTTGGATACCTTGGATACCTTGTCCAGTTAGACCCTGTAAACCTTGAATACCTTGAAGACCTTGCATACCCTGTAGGCCTTGAATACCTTGAAGACCTTGGTTAAGAATTATCCACTGTGTTCCATTTGAATAGTATACGTTTTGGTCGTTACCATAAATGATAGCGCCTTCAAAGTAATTAGGATCTAAGTTAATAGGTGTTTCTAACTTGGCACCCTGTCCAATAAGAGAGGAAGTACCGCGTACAGTTTTTAAAGCCATTACAGGATCTCCACTATTCCGTCTACGTCATCCTGTTCAGCCTGACCGACTGTGTATGATATGGTTACGTTAATTCCGCTTACTGCGTCGGATGTTATCTCTAGTCTATCACCGCTTGCGATAAATTGACCATTCAGTGGTAAAGGCAAGATGTCAAAAGCAGGAATAGGTAGTTGAGCAGCAATTAGATAATTAGTACCATCAGGGTCACCATTACTATCAAGTTCACGATAAATTCGTATGTCTACTGTTATGCTATCTGCCGATATATTTGATATAAGAAGAGGACTGATGATTTCGGCAACACCCGGAACAATAATAGTACCTCCACCAAATGTTTCTTCAGGTATCTCGTAGTTCGGTGTTTCTATAAGTATAGTCCACCCTGCGTTTGTTATGGATTTACTTACACCAATCGGTTTTGCGTCTGGCGCCTGACTTGTTATTAGCGTTGTTATTGTCATGTTGATACCCTACTGTTTGCTGCTCTTCTAGCCAATCTTCTAACTGATGAGGTGAATGGGCGACCTTCAAGGCGGCCAGTTCTTCCGTTAATTTTTAGTCCACCAGCAAAGTACTGGTTATTTAATTCGTCCGCTCCAGACCATCTTACTCTACCGTTATCTTCTTTAAGAACGGATCCGCTAGCTGGTAGTGGTTTACCTACTCTTCTAAAGTTGAGAGGAAGCGCATTCTTGTTAACTCCGGCTCCGGCCAAGTTAAACTGGTGTGCAAGGCTTTCAATCAAACTTCCAAATAGAAGTTTCTGTGGATTAAGTAGAGTTCTTATTATTAAATCTACCAGCGTGTTTATCATCGCTTGCTCGGCAGCGTCTGATGTGTATGTTAGCATATAAGTTTTCATTCTATTGAAAGAAAATGTAAATGCTTCGAGTAATGCTACATCGTTAGCACCTATATTAGTCCATGATGATCCGTTTGATATATATACATCGCCATCATATATATTTATTGGTAGTGACCCAGGGTTATATACTACGTATGCTGAATTAGGCGCAACTGAACTTGCCGCTGGTAGATTTACTACGTTATTTGCGCTACCAACATAAATTGCATCAGGATCCGACGGATTGAAAACACTAAATACATGATCACCTTTATAATCAAAGAATCCTGCTGCAAAGTTTCTTGAACTAGTTTGACCGCCAGAAAGAATATCATAATATATGGATTGTATAAAGTTATTTGCATCTCTACGTGTAAGTGTTTCATCAACACTGATACCTAAATCTAATATGTATGTATCATAAACCTGCCCCCACATATCGTTTATGATATCTTGACGGTTTGTATCTATAGATTCTGCAAGAGTGTTTGCAGTTATTAATATGTCACGATCTACGCCAACTAATTCATATGGGTCAACAACATATGTAAAACCCTTTGCTCTCATTGATATGTCGCCGAACTGAGTACCAGAGTTGTTAAGAGTAACTTGACCGCCGTTTAATGCATAGAACGCGCATCTTTGGAATATTGTGATAGAACCGATACCGTTTATACCGGCACCGTTCTTAGCAACATAACCCATGCCGTTTGGTGAACGAGGTGTAGCACCAAAGGATAACATATATGGGAAAATCGTATCTGGATCCAGCACCGATCTATCTGCCAACAGTACGCCACCGCCCCTTCCTACGAGGGGGTTTGAATTTACAGGATCGAGTGGTGCCGCGATGCTTCTTGATGTATAGTTACTTACTTGGCTACAGTCTTTAATGTACGGCGATCTTAGAATAGCTGCACCAGGTCTGAAAGCGACTGCGAAACCCTTAGTTGGATCGTCGAAGCTATCAACTCTCATATTCCTAAATCCAAAACCTTGGACGTAGCAGCCAGATCCAACCAAGAAACAATTTTCTTCAATTGGGTCGTATAAGTGCCAATCTTCTCCAGGTCCATTACTTGGATCGTAAAGATGTATGTTAGTTGCATACTGCCCGTTTGTAGAAACAACTGAACATTTGTCAGGAAGCGAAAGGTTTCCTTCCGTATAATAATTTCCAGGCATTACTGAAATTGATATCGGGTAATCAATTGAGTTCATGAACGCAAACGCTTCTTCGAGCGTCTGATACGGTTTCATGTAGCTGCCGTTACCGCCTGCCTCAGCATCGGCAGAAACGTACACTTTGTTTATTTTCTTTAGCTGCTCTGCAATTTCAAAGTTAAGATCTGCGAAACTAATTTTAACAGTCTGTCCAGTTGCTGCTTCTTTTACTATAAACTCGTCGCCATCATTAAGAGGCTCGGTGTAATCTGGAAGTCCGGTTATAGTAAAGTTAGTGAGAGAGCTTCCAGTTATCGTACCAGATGTAAATGTTGAACCTGATATTGTGCTGCTTGAAATTGTTGAACCTGTTATGTTTGTTGCATTAACAGATGTCGCAGTTACATTCGCATTTGAAATAGTACCGCCAGTGACGTTTATGTTTTCGAAAGGCTCTAATTGTAAGGCCTTAACCATCTCTTTACGAGAAATATTCTTTGTACCATTATCGCCCTGCGCGAGGTTAACCATTACAAACAGGTCGTTCGTGGAAGTTTCGTCTGCTAAAATCGAACCTAGCTGGGAAATCTTTGACATTTAAATATGCAGCCTTTTGCTATACGAGTTGATCTATTTATATTTAGTTATCATTAAACAAAAACAAATCCACCGGTATTGATATCTTAAACCCTTTTGATATTTTTACCGAATGATATAAGAAGCTTGGAAATATCACAAAGTCACCACTACTAGGTTTTAATACAAAGTTACTATGCAGCTTTCTAAAGTTCATATCGTATCCCCTCGCTGCAAAAAACCTAGGGTCGTAAAAAGTTATTTCTCCACCGTCACCTTCAACTACTAGATAGAAAACTGCACTTAGCTGAGAGCCATTATGAGTGTGATATTCCATATCCGTATTTTCATATCTATTTATCCAAGAATCTAGTCTATATCCTTTATAATCATACAAAGAAATACCTATAACTTCTTTTAAGTAATCATCAAAATATTTTAAAGATAGATCATATATAGATTGATGAATTTCCTTTTGCATTGCAGATATTATCATATCTTCATTTACTTCAAATGTAGACTTATATACTGTGGTAGGCCATAGATTAAGGTAATCAGAATTTTGCTGGGTCATTAAATTCCTCGTCATAATATTTTCTTACTTCGTTCACCATACCTTTATATTCAATCGGAAGTTTTATACCACTTAATATTGAATCATATGTATTCTTATCTTTGTTGTATGTAGTGTAATAAGGGTCATTTCCTGCTAATAGATCTGGGTCGTTTAAAAGATCATAAAAGTTTTCATTAAACTCTTCTGATAACCAATACGCATAACATATAGCAACGAAATAGCTTTTCGAAGGATATATCCAATCCTCTACATATTCATTAAAATGTCTTATTGCATCTTTAATCACGTCTTCAGATATAACTATGTTGACTTTATTCAAATCGTCATCATACTCTTTATGTAGTCTGTGATATATCTCTTGTCTTATTTTCCATTCTTTCATTATAAAAATCCAATAACCCTTTATATCCATTGCAACTGTTTTCTAAATTATCCACGTATCTATAATGTTCTGTTAAACAGTTTCCAAAATATATACACTCCTTACAGAAAGGACTTATGTTTTCTTTTTCCTTTTTCGTCCATTCTATATATTCACCCCAACTATTAAGTTCTAAAAAATATTCCTTATCATCCTTATCAAACTCTAAAACAGCAAACTTGCCGTTCGGCGTTATGTATATATGATTATCAGAGAACGCGTTGTATTCTTTTGATAGAGATTCTTTTATCTTATCTTCATTTATAAATTGAAATAGTTTCTCAGTCTTTGCATCTAACCATTTCTGAACGAACACTTCAAAATCTCTATGTGTAACTCTATCAGCGTTTGCTTGATTAATCGAATAAGGTTTTATTTCTACTGAAGTTATTGCAGAACATATATTAAGAAGAGAAATCATTTCTTCTACATCTTTTTGAATTACTTCTTTTGAAGCAAGTATTAAAACTGAAATTGGTACTGGTGAAATCATCATATTCTTAAAAACAATTTCGTGTTTTTCCCTTGCTTCAAAATCATACGACACTCCAAGTATAACGTCATCATCATAGAAACCTTCGTGTATCATTGAATAGTTTGTAATTATATTTATGTCATCCTGATAATGTTTTCTTATCACGTCTTTCATATCATAGAAGTATGATTTCTTTAACGCGCCGATCTCTCCACCGTAAAGATCAACATACTCTATCTTTGGAACCTGTGAAAGAAGTTCATCTAGTCTTTCTAAAGAAATCTTTTTTGTATCAGCTAATTGAGATTTAGTAAGATAACAAAAATCACAGCTAAAGTTACAAAAATAAGATGGGTTAATACTAACCGTGTAGCCCTTCGTAGACATATGGTGTTACCTCTAAATTCAATCCGTTTGATTCTATAATATCTGGCGCAAGTTGCTTCATATGCTTACAATGATCTTCTACCATTCTATGTTCTTTCAGATCCTTAACAGTCTTTCTACAGCCGTTACATATTTCAAACATCGGACACGAGAAACAAACTTGCTTTAACGATAGTAAGTTAAAGTCATCAGCAAGAGGAGTTGAAAATCCGCCATTCATTTCGTATTCAAAATCAATAGCTTTATCACGATCGTCGCCGAACGCACCGCAGGAATAATAGTCTCCTTCTGGCTGTATCGTTCGAATACTCGAGTCGCAGGTTCTAGTTTGAGGGCAGATAGTTTGTTCACCGCGGAGTCTCTTCATCATCTGCTGTGTGTTGTGTTCCCACGGAGCAAGACCTGCCTTCCAGATCTCAATGTACTTCTCATATATCTTTGATAAACGATAAGGTACTCCTTGGTCACCTGAAGCCATAGCATAGTTTACTTTACATACTACGTCCATCTTTTTTGCAAGTTCAACAGTTTTCAACGCAGTGTCTTCATTCTCTTCTGTAATGACTGCTATGAACGTTGGCCTATAGCCGATCTCTTTTAACATTGTATCAGATGCTGCCCAGAAGTCTTCCTCTGTAAATACTGAGTAGTCTCCTTTCAGTCTACCGTTTCCATATTGGAATGATGTTGAGATTCCAATCCTCGGGTGTAGAAATAAAGTCTTCCACTTAGAGACGTTCTTATAGAAAGGCCAAAGGTTTGTAGTAAGAGAGATAGTCGCAGGGTAATTGTTTTCTTCTAAGTGTTTAATCATTCGCCAATAGTACGCAGGACTCATCATAAGAGGATCACCGCCGTTTACAATGATTGTCTTTGTCTCAGGATATCTCTTAAGGAATCTAAAGACTTTCTCCAGATCTAACTGCGAGGTGTGTTCCTCTGATATCTTTGTAGAAGAGCAGAATGTACATTTGAAGTTACAAACTTCAGTGGGTTTGATAATTAGATCCATGATTAAACCAATGCTGGTATATAAAATTCAAATGATAGTAATCTTCTTGGGCCGCTTTTATGAGTCGCTCTATGCATAAATTTTTTGTTTTGATTTAGCCAAACATATTCATTTGGTTTTGGCATAACTTTATACTCTTCAAATTGGTTCTTTACTTCTATAGAATTACCATAAGGTTCACCATCTTCTAGATATATTAAAAGGTTGCTTGTAAAAGGGTCGCCATCAATAAAATCATTATGCCATTCTGCAGATCCAGTATCAACCCCACACCACATTCCATTTCTATGATAAGTAAAGTTACTAAATACTTTCTTTACGATACTCTTTCCAATGTACAAATGTATTTCATTTAGTTTTAGTTGTGCCTCTTCACCGATTGTCTGATCATCTGCTTCTTTAGAATTACAGTCAATAAAGTGATCATTCTTAAACATATCTACGACGTCTATGTCAAATTTAGAGTGAACAAATCCTTTAGTGAAAAAGTCTTCAATTATCAATTTGGTTTGGCCTTGCCGTACTTGTTGTTGCATTCTCTAACATAATCCGTTTCACCGATTGAATCGACACCTTCTATTTCGCAGAGTCTTCTGTTTATTTCGCGTATCTCTTCCTTTAATTGCGCGCCATACGGTTCCATCATTTGTATCATATCCATATACATTTTATACTTTACCGGGTCTTTTTGAAAATCATGCAATTTGGTAATCCATACGTTATATAACTCTGCGCATAGATCCCTTTCATCTCCGATGATTTGTTTCTTGGCAAGCAACTCTTCTATTTCATTAGTCATCTTCTAAACCTACACTAAAATCAAAGCTTGCTAGTCTTCGTGTAATCTTTGTTGACTCTGCCCTATGCCAAAATCCTCTGCAATTGTTTACCATGAATAGGTCTCCTGCTTGAGGGTAGAACTGAGCCGTTTCTTCCTTATCTTCTAAAGATCCCCACTTGAAATTTATAGATCCGCCTGTTTCTTCGTATTGAGTATCGAAATAGTAAAGAAAGAAGACATCGTAGTTTTCAAACATATCAGTATGCCAACCTTGGTTGTCAGCATCAACTCCGTCCCAAACTAAAAACTTATTATATTTTGCATCGGGCCATTCTGGTAGTATGTATTTTGTTTTTAAGTATTGCGCAAATACATCCATTCTCTTTGATAATTCTGGACTAACGTCTTTTACACCGTTATCTCTTGCTCTTTCTTCTACGTTAAGTAGTCTGAACTCGTCAATCCTTATAAGGTCTAGAGCGGACGGTTCACTTAGTTTTACAAATCCCTTTGTGTAAATATCTTTTATCATTATTTTATTAACAACCTTTTCGTTATTTCAGATTTTAGGATTATATTGTTTTTAACAAGAAAATCTTCTATAGTCTTTGCTCTAAAATTGTCACCTAATTTTCTTATGGATTTTGGAGGTGTATTAGGATTCAATATGTCTACGATTTCTTGATAGATATCGTCAAATCCTTCTATAGTATTTATTACGTTGTAAGCTTCTTTGGCAAATTCTTTAGGTGACGCATAATTTTCCAACATTGGATAAATGTTTTTTAATAAGTAATTTGTAGCATTGTTCATAAACCACATTTCATACATATCTTCCGACGTAAAAGAAAAGCACGATCTTATAGTTTTAAAGTATGTCCTTTTGTTTTTATATAAGTTGTGCCAGTTATCAGTGCCATCTTCATCCACGATATCAGAATAAACTTCTACCGTTTCTATTTGGTATTTTTCTTTATATTCTTTCGAGTTTAATCTGGAATCTGGTAGAAACATATAGTCGTGTCTAAAGCTTGACCATGCTTTAAAGTCCCATAGGATATTCGCTTCAGTATAAAAATCATCAAGCGTTGAACCTGGCATACCAAGAATTAATTCTACTGCTGGTATTGGATAATCTTCTTTACTACACATATGATTTACATATTTTGAAAGTTCTAACTTATCCTTTAAGCTTAGGTCTACACGATCGGCAATTTTCATGGCAACTTCGCTAACACTTTGAATGCTTACTGCTGGTATTACAGATATGTATTCTGTATTTCCCCACATATCAGTTCCACCTTCAGAAACTGAATGTTTTTCTGGCCCTTTTCCAACTATATTTGATATAGAATCGATTAATCTCTTTCTTCTATTTAGATCTTTAGATTTCATTGTACTAATATCTGTTAGATTAAACTTGTGATCCCATGCAAACTTGAAGATAGATACATCTCTTTCTTCGAATGCGCCGAAGTTTGCATCTGTTAAATACGCGTCTCTGAAACCAGCTTTCTTTAGCGCTAAGATATCTCTTTTAACTAATTCTATATCTTTCTTTATTATTTTTGTACCAATTCCACCACCCCATTCACAATACACACACTTATATGGGCATCCTCGTGTTGTTTCTATTACAACGAATGGTTCTAATTTATATTTTTTTGCATAACTTACCATTTCAGTAAGGTAATCTAGGTGTTCCTCGTATACTGAATAATCTACATCAAATGCTGCACTTATTCCACGTTTGCTATTTAGTTCCCAAGATATATTTTCAGAAGATAACCTGTCTTCAATAATGCAGTCTATTACGTCCTGAATAAATGTCTCACCTGGTTTAGTAGGTTGACATACATAATCATAGAATGTTCTTTTGCTTAAAAGATCGGGCTCGTTTGTTCCAATGTGAGGACCACCTAATAGTAATATCTTTTCTGGGTATTTTTCTTTGATTATTTTTGCCACGTCGTCACATATAGTATAGTTCCATGCATAAGAACTAAACATAATAACATCCGCTGGAGTAAGAAGATCTACTATCTCTTCTATGTCTTTATATAAGTCAAACTTATACGGCGCTGGAATCCATTCAACGTCGTCTTTATATTTACCAAAATGATTATAATAACTCTGACATATTAGATACGTCATGTTGTTTGCCAATGACCAATCCGCGTGTGGTGGATTTATAAATGCAAACTTAATTTTTTTCCTTAACATATTTAAACGTCTCCTTAAAAACGCATTCACCTAGATCACGCTTTATCTTAGAGTAATCATTTTTAATAAAGCAAGTAAAAGGACACTTCTTATAGAATTCACATTGGAAGCAATCATATGTATTTATGAATTTCTCTACTATAGCGCCAGAAAAAAGATCGTTTGATGTTGGGCTTGTAAGTAGTACTGATCCGGAACAACCTTTTGGAGTAGACCCATCCGGCATGACCGTGTGACTGTTTCCTCTGGTGCAAGACATTTTATTAGAAACAGAGTCTTCGGTAAAGTATGATATGTTTATACATCTTGGGTAGTTGTCAACTAAAAATTTATAGAACTCTAATAGTTCAGTTTCAGCTGGCATAAGCTTTTCAGAAACCGGCACGGACGGAAGGAATGAATCCCAATCACACGGAAACATGTCATATAAGTAACTAAAGTATTCGTTACCGTTTATGATTGCTCTCATATTCTGTTTTGTGCCAACGCAAGATATCATTCGTATCTTGTCTTTAAATATTTCTATGTTTCTTTTAAATATTTCAAATTGCGATAAACTAAATCTACCCTTAGCGTCATATGATACAGAGATTAAAAGATTATTCGACTCTATAAACTGCATTACTAAATCAGTGTTATCAAATACCAAATTCGTAATAAAGTTAAATTCTATTTCTTTATCTACTCGGCTTTGTATTTCTTTTATGAAATCTGAATATATTTCTAAGAAACCTTTTTCAATCCATTGATCTTGAAACAGTTCTCCACCCATTGCATGTATTTTAAAATGAGTTGAGCGTTTATTATTGTTGATATAGTTTACTATAGAATCTACTTTAGAAAGTATCTCTTCTCTTGAAGCTCCTACTATATTATCGTGTTTCTGCGGACAGAATATGCATTCCATATTGCAATGCTCGAATAAGCATACTACTATCTCACTATGAAGAATTATTTTATTAGATATTGCCTTATAGATATCATCATTTAGCATAGAGTCATGCTTCTAAGATTTTCTCTATCGTTTTTAAATCTTGAGTCTAATATGTATTCTACAAGATAGTTATTTACAGTTTCCAAATCTATTGAAAAGAATGAACCGGCAGCATGTTCATACGTAGACTCTGCATTTAATAGATCTTCCAATCTCTTATCAGTAAACTCGTCATTTATAATATCAATAAAGTCCAATTTGTTTATATCTGATTTGATAAACTGATAGACTGCTTCTTCTCCCCAAGTTGTGCCGGATAAAACAGTGAATTCTTTAAAGTTATTTACGTCTTCATCAGTTATTTGTTCAAATCTAAAATTTTTATTCATCTTACTCGATGGTAGATCCATCCCTGATACAAAGAATAGTCTATTGGACATAAAGAGTTCTGCAAATTTAGATTTGTCATTCACTATGTCCTGCATGTTTTGAATATCGTATTCTTTTTCTAAACCTAGTCTTTCTTTAAAGGTCCGAGTTGTAAAATGTATTACGAATATTTCTTTTAATTCGTATATGTATTTTTCTATGTCTTTTCTCAAGAGTCTTCTTATATTCTCTTTTAATTCTTTTTTCATAGAACCGTTGTGTACATACGATGCTAATAAGTATTCAACACTTACGTATTTAGAATATCTTGCAAAGAAACTTCTTTTCTTTGCATTTGCTGCGTGAGGAACTTTATCATATATACTTTTAAGAGTTCCAGTATTCAAAGCCAAATCTATTTTTATCTTTGAACCGTGGTTTGAAGAAAACCTTCCTTTATAAAACATATCGTATTTAAATACATTTGAGTTATATAGTATCTCGCACGTTTCAAAGGATGGTTCTTTGAATATCAAATTGAACCAAGCAAGTTGAATGAATGCAAATGTTTTCTTATCCGTGTATATGCAAAGAGGGCGATCCCTTTGTACACAAAAGTCAATAAGTTCGGAAAAGAATTCCGATATATCCTTGCCCTTTATTAAATCGTCGATACTATTTGCGCACTTAAAAAGAGTACCATTTGATATCTTCTGAATTACTTCGTGCATGTAATATCCGTTTTCTTGAGATATTACTACTCTATCTTTATTCGTGTCAATAGTATTTTCATGGCATAGATATAACTTATGAGCTAGGTGAAACACTTAAAGCTAACTCCTGCTCATCATTCTTAATGCTCTCGAAATATTCTTTATAATTTAATTCACCAGAAACTATCGACCAAGTTAACATAAACATTGGGTTATTTTCGTTTGCCCAGTAGCTATAAAGATTAGATCCTTTAAACATATACTCTTCAAAATATGTAGAATAATATGTTAAGTTGTTTTCATCTATACTATTATAGAACATATAAAAGTTTGGATTTTTTAACAAACTAACAAAGTTTATACCTTCAGTAGAATTTGTATTATCTTCTTTAAATGTTTTAACATAATCTTTCAAATCTTCTAGATCAACAGTATAAAGATTGTAAAGAGTTAAAGATTCTAGCTTTTGTACCCAACTATTTAGTATAACTGAATTTTCATTTAAGAATTCTTCTGGCCATATTTTATCTTCACCTATTCCTTTAAATTGTAGTAATAAGGAAATAGTTAGATTTTCAAGAATAGGCACTGATAGAATATGAGAAAAATAAAGATATGATTTTACAGCAGCCATAACTTCTTCATCTGAAGAAAACACTAGGTCACACGGTAGTTCTAGATTCGATAGATATACGAATAACTTATCTTCTTTTAATTCAGAATCTGCGTAGTTTATTTTAAATAGAGTTTCCTTATCTGTAAAGTAGACCTTTAAGTGATCTAGACTTATAGGTGCAATCGTTTCAATAACTTGCATAATATTCCTTCCTTTTACCTTCTACCTCTATTTGCATGACAAGAAGTATGACATGAAGAATGACATACGTTCACTTGTATAGTAGCGGTAGTATTTCCATATGTAGAATATGTTGTTCGTAAATTATTATAAAAAGATTCTAGGTTAGCACTTCTAGCAACTTGAGCTGCTGCAACTCCAGCATTTGCTGGAGATATGGTTGCTTGTCTATATGCTGTTGATAGATATGCTTTAGCAGTGACATCGTAAATTATACCTGGTGCCCCAGGAACTTCCGGGCCTATAGGTGTATTACCGCCTGCGCCAGTTACATTAACTAAAGCTCTCAAGTTTCTAATGTTACTATATCTTTGTGTTTCAGCGACTAGTACGTTATATATCGTGGCGGCTGTTACATTAGCATCTGTTATATTTGCTGCAGATGATTCTATTGCTTTTCCACCCGTAGTTCCACCAAATGGTTCGAAACCTAGGTATGTTGTATTGAAATATGGCGGGCGGTTATTTGTACCCCAAGATATGCCAGAGTTTCCAGTTGCGACTACATAGTCTGCAAATCTATCTACTATATTCTGTTTATTAATCGGGTTAGTTAAAGTTGCCATTTAAAGTAAACCTTTTTCTTTTGCGATATGACTCATCAAACTCTTCGGTGCACCACATACGTCACCTTGCCATTCTAATTGGTGACAGTCGCCGTTACAAAAACGGAAGACTGGGCAGGTATAGCACTTTGGGTTTCTGCTTCTTTCTTCAATCATATTTATAATACGCTTTGGACTTTTAAGAAGAACTTTTATTTCATCCTCTAAATGACCGAACTGGAATTCAGGCGCTGCATTTGGACACCCAGATATAGATCCGTCTGGGTTTAACGTGAATAGCTTCTCCTCACAGTCCCTGCAGAAAGTACCACACGAGTTCAACTGTTTTTCAAACTTAGCATATACATTTTCTAAGAAGTCATTTTCAAACCAACCTCTTGCTCCTACAGCTTCTGACTGCAAGTGCATCTTTAGAAACCATTCATCTATTTCAACGTTGGTTGGAAATATTCCTGGCGATTTTCTAGCGCTTCCATTATTCGTAAGTCTTTCAAATGAAACTTCTTGAACACCCAATCTTCTTAGCCAACGCAGTAATACAATAGGTTCGTAATCGATAGTATCTTTAGTTACACTGATGAATAGTCTAACTACTACACCTTCATTTAATAGTCTCTTAATGTTTGAATGCCAAAGATTATATTGTTTCTTATTTGCAAAACGTATCTTAGGGTCCCAAGAAGAACCTAATCGGTTTTCAAGTGGGCCCTTAATAAAATCTATATGATCATCTGTAAGTTTGAAGACTAGATTGGTAGTTACACCCCAAGTCATACTCGGCCAAAGATCTTTGCATTCCTGCCAGACTTCTCGCATCTGTGAAACTGGAGCAAGAAAAGGTTCTCCTCCATGAAACTCGCAATGCGCAGTATCAGTTTCCTTTGGATTTTCTTCTCTAAATCTTTTGAGCCAATCCTTTATAAGATCCGGCTTCCAATATATCTTAGCACCACTTGTGCCGCTTGTAAAACAATGGAGACAGTTTAAATTACAGGTCTCTGTTGTTTTTAAGTAAAATGTCCAATTCATACCAACTTATCTATATAATAGTGTTCAAATCCAAAGCTTAACATTACTGAGTTATGCTCATTAATAATTTCGTGTGGAGTATTAGCAGGTATAGAAACAGATGAACCTGGATTAAGATCGTATTTGGTATCCTCTACATACAAACTTTTTATTCCTTCTGTGCACCATATTATAACGTCATCTGGATCGGTGTGCCTACCAAATGAAGGAGAGCCTATCTGTGCTAGGAATAGGTGACAAGATACTGGACCAGTAAACATTTTCTGAATTGCTAATAGTTTACAATGTTCCCATATTCTTTTTGAATATTTTTCCATACCTTCTAACTTTAATGTTATTTCATTAAGTGACGGTATATCTGAGAATTTATTTACTTGGTGCTGTAAGTTATTTTTATCAATATATGAAACGATTCTTTGTTCGTATGGAAGTGATTGCGTAATAAACGCAAACACCTCGTCACTGGATATCATAATATAACGGCCTCCACGAATCCATCCGACCAATCACTTATAGCAATACCAAATTTGTTATAGGACGTTCTAATTCCGCGCTGTGCGACACCATTTGGCCCTGGTATTAGTATATCACCTTTTCTTACGGTGTCAACTGCTTTAACTGGAACTCGACCTTTTAGCGCAACGTATTGTCCGCCAGCAAGAGTTTCGTTCATCATGAACGCAGGCTCTCCGGAAATAACACCGATAGCAACGTCAGCGATATTTTTGGTGTCGGTAATCTCAGCGTTTCCACCGATCATTACGACTGTACCAATTTCATAATCAGTTTCAGGTAAGAACTTTTCTGCAAGGTCGGCGTACTGAGCAGACGTAGCAGTACCAATAAAGAACGTTGCTTTAACGTTTCCGTTTACTTCAAGTCTTTCAGTCGGAGTAACTGTATTAATACCAAGTCGTGTATTTACTCCATCCCAATGAAGTGCGGTTGGTGTTAATACGTCAGCGGCGCCGTTTCCAACCATCAACTTATTTGCAGTTAGCGCAGATGCACCAGTTCCGCCGTTTGCTGCCGGCAACACTCCAGTGACTGCGGCAGCTTGGTTTAATGCAACTGCACCAAATCCAATCGTAGAGCCAGATCTTCTAAGCACTTGATGATCGGCGGACGATGTTATGTCGGCTACATCTCCTAGAGTGCTTCCTGCGCGACCTACTAGTGAAAGGCCGGCAGATTGTCTTATCTTTGTATTGCTTATAGAGTTTACTGGTATCGTAGCGGCCGCAGTAACGTTGCTTCCTCCATTAAATGATACAGACCAAGTTATGTCTCCTGTAGCAGCAATAGTTCTAGCAGTAGTTAACGTGTTTGCGGTTGCAGATGCAGCTTGAACAGAACCGGCGGTAACAGTGCCATTTATCTCTACGTCACCAGTAGGGGTGATTCTAAATACTGAAGTTCCACCGGAAGTAATAACGAAGTTTTTGTTTAACGCGTTTTCAAAACCAGCTTGCCATTCAACAGCACCATCGGTGAATGCCATTCTAGGACCAACTGCACTAGTAAGTCTTTCAAGAACGGTTTGGCTCGTAGTTATATTGAATAAGGCTGTGCTTAATATAGATGTAGATCCTATTAGCGGGCTTATGGTGTCTGCTCTTAATAACGCGCTTGCTATCATATTGTTGGCAGTTAGGTTACCAATTAACGTAGCATTACCTATAGTAATGTCACCATTTGCAGACGGAGATGCTGTAAGCACATCGTTGTTTATAATTTCAACAATTTCGTTTGTTTTATCAAGCCATACTTGGAAGGTGTTACTAGCAGTTACTTCAGTTATTGACTTAGCCATTATTCTTCTCTGTTCTATTTTCTAAAAGTTTAGATAAAGCTTCTACTTTTCGATTAAGATTTTCTAGATCATTCTCTATCTTAATCATTTTGCGGTTCTTTTCGCGTTCCGCTTTATATTTATATAGTGCGTCCGCATCGGGGTTTATTAAAGCTTTGGTTCTTTCGTCGCGTATCATGTTAATGCAATCCCCCTATAATCGAGTAATCTTGGAACAGAGCCTATTGGAATTCTGCCATTAACTTCGTTCACGATGAACTCTATTTTAACAGCAAACTTTCTATAACCAGAATAAGTACCTGATGCATTACTATATGTTAAAACGCCTGCTACCTTTTCGGCCTCAGGTAATTTATAAACAAACTCTTTAAAATCGTTTAGATTACTAGAAGAAGAATATACTTCGTTTCCTTCTACTAGTTCCAATTGTATCCAATTATTTAATTCAAACTGAGTTGGGTCTGATGCGTGTTGTGCCTTAACATACACGTTAATGTTTGTATTAATTGGTCTATATGCAGTAGTGTAGAGTAAGAAATCTTCCGCGTCTAGATTTTCTGCAAGTTCAATCGTTCTTGAGACATAAGAAGAAGTGTTCTCGTTGTTTGCGCTTACTTTATACTGATACGCTAACATGGTCGCAGTTTCAACGTCAATAAATGGAGACGCAGTTTCATTTGAACTGTTAGTCATAGTTAGAATTAAGTCGAACGGTTTTACTCCATTCGATTTACTGTATATCACGCAACCCTTTTCGTTATACACTGACTTATCATTAAACTGAATATTTCTTGTGTATGTTGTATTAGGATCTGCAGGATCTGTAAACGTGCCGGTCATTGATACGTCCGTGACGTTGTTATTTGTCTTAAGTATGATTGGCTGCATATAGCTTAATTCTATATTGTCAACTGACGCAACAGTAGCAAAAGCGCCAGATGTAAATCCGTTAACTACATCACTAGCTGAAAAAATCTTAGTAAGACTTGCAGAAGAGTTTTCTAGGACCATCATATCAGGGGATCTGTTGTTATAGTATACGATCCTTCCGGTTACAGCAGGTCTTCCTTCATATGAACCGGTAAATCTAGCAGGTTTGTCAACAACTATTGAACCTGAAGACACCTCTAGCACTTTGAATATGTCTTCATTTGCGCCGCTCACAACATACAAGTAATCATTTACGTTATATGTATCTGATAGCGATGTGCCGCTTATAGTCGTATTGCCTGTCACCAATGATACTGTGTTCGCGGTTGCACCTAGGTGGTTCTTTAGAGCATATACTGTTTCTCCACTCTGGAAATCGCCAGTTATAGCAGACACTGTAAGGAATTCGTGGTCTTCATTGGTAAGAGTCAATGTACCAGATGGTTTTTCAAAGTTTCTTCTGTAAAGTGTAAACTTAAGATCTTCGTCTTGATATGATTGCCATGCTCTGTTGTTCGTAGAAGTAAATAGAACACCATCACCCCAGTCCATTACAACTGGAGAACCGGTTGTTAGATCCGTTTGGCCTACCTTTGCAGTGTAAACTAGATAGTCTGGGTCTGCTGCGTCCGGCATTATAACTACAGAGTATTCTTTTTCTACATCTAATCTCACAGGCGCTTTAAAGAAAACTGAAGTTGCTAACGAACCATCTTCTGAAGTTAGTACGTCTGCTGGATTAAGGTGGACTTTTGAGAACGGCATAATCTCTGGAGCAGGATAACCGTTTAAAACTTCTCTTAACATAACAGTAACACCATTCAACAAACTCTTTCTCTTAAAGAAGAGGTCAATTCTTGATACGTATAGAGAGTCTGCATCACGAGCCATCGCGGACTTAATAAAGAATGTCTGTGCAAGAGGGTCGATGCGACGACCTCGTCTGACAGTTGCTGTGACTGGTCTGTTCACAACGGTTCTTTGAGTTATTGTTTCAGTTACTTCAATCTCAGGTTCTCTTGTTGTAAGAGTTAGTCCTTGCTTATTCACTGAGAAGTTATACGCTCTATAGACTATATCCCCGCCAGAAGTCCCTGCTGAATCTACTGAGTTGATATTATCAACGTCAGAGATCAATAGAGTTCTATCACCTACATAGAATGTTTCAGGCGGTATTGTAAAGATTGCTGCCAATCTACCATTGCTGTCTGTAATAACTGAATTGTTAGCAGAACTCGATCTTACTATGTCTCTTACTGAGTCTGATGATGGCACCAAGCCTGGGACAACGTTTGCATTAACATCTTGACGATCGAAATAGAAGTAATGTCGCGTGTCAGGTCTCAAACCATTCATCAAGATTCTAACTTCTCTTGATCTCATGAAAGGATTAAAGTTAAAGTTTGTAACAAATTCGCCGAGGTTCTGTTCGTTTACATTACCTTCAGATACTTGAAGAGATCTGGTGATATCCTGTATGATGTCGGTTTGCTGTGTAGTAATAGATGTTGTTCTACCTTTGCCCTTACCACTCGTAGTTCTTCCAACTTCTGCTATGCGAGATGAAATGAGTGTAGACTGTGTTGAAGTAAGTGGAATAAATTCTTGAAGAGCTTCTGTATATTCAATGAATGGCGTAACTAGATCTATATCGATGTTTGGCGATGGCGCTGTGACTGTGTCAAACGCGCCATCGTATTCAGGGAATAAGAAACCTGACCCTAGATAATCATAGAAGTTACTTACGCAGTTTCTAAAATTAGTTGCATAAGTCTGTGATATGACTGGTATATTCGTAACAGTTTCTAATGTTGCAATATCAATTTCTGTTGTGCTAGGATGCAGCGTTGTATTCGATGAAGCTTTGTACTTTAGGTTCAATGGAATAGTTTTTACAGCCGGAGTTAGAGATTTTTCTGTGAAATCTATAGCTGCATTAAATTCGTTATTCTTAACATCCGCGATAGAAAGATCGTTGAATGGATCGACGAGGATGCCATTCTTAAAGCGAGGTATTCCACTTTCATCTGTGATATTCATGTTTTCTGTTGTAGCTTCTAACAACGAAACGGACATATAGTAGAATAACTGACTAATCTTTTTGTCAATGTTCTGTATGTCCTTCATAGTGTACACTTTAGTACCAAGAGACTTTGTTTTTACTGCAAGCTCTGGCTTATTCTCAAGTGATGCTCTATCAGAAGTAATCGCTGGATACCCAGGAACATATATTTCGGATATTACAAGCCTATCATCTTCGATAGTAGGAGCGTATGACTTTAAGCTAGCTTTTCCTTTTGTTGCAGAAAACTTGCCATATGAGTCTATAGTGATAACGTCTGTTCTGTTTAGGTAGTATTCATAATCAACGGTGGCTGCAGAATTAAGAGCTGGGACTATGAAAGAGCCTGTGAACGTAGGAGCTGCTCCTACTGCAGTACTCACTGTTGGCGCAGTACCTGAAACTTCAGCAGAAGTATATGAAACTGTATTTGCTGCGTGTGGTCTAAAATCCATGCAGTTTCTTAGATTAAAGTTTACACCTGAAGAAGATCTATATGAAGGTATTAGGCTAAGATCGATAGTATTAGGGTAACTATCCGCTGTAAAGAAGTAAGAACCTGTTGCTGTATCAACTTTGAATGCCTTTAGCGCAATAGTCATGAGACCAGATGCAGGAACCGGTCTTCCAGGAATATATTCTATATATGATAAGTCGTAGAAATGGTCCTGCTGATTTGGCTTAAGTCTAAAACTATTAGTTACATTGCTGCCTGCACTATCGGTTATAGAAACTATTTGGTATACATCTGGGAAGCCGAGACAATACGAAGTGGTACCTATCGCGTACGTTGCTTTAACATATAACGTCTTGTCTAATTTATTATGCGGTTCTGTAATTTGTATCTTTGAATTATAATATATCGTGCCAGTCGCAGCTGGTGTTTGACCAGGTACTAAGTTTATAGTTAATGTTGTATTATCTACTGACTTTGTAATACTGCTTATTACTAGATTATCATTTGTAGAATCTACGATAAGTATATCATCTTGCTGAACTGTAAAATCTTCACCAGTTAATGCAACTAGCGTTATCGTGTCGGTAATGCCGGTGAGGGATCTTGTTTTTCTTACTGGAAGACTTATATCAGTAATAGATTTTATGAATGTCTCGCCTGCGTCAAATATAAGAACGTCATTACTCTTCTGTTTGATAACTGGCGCTATTGGGACGGATCCTGCTGCACCTGCTATTGATACTACGCTAGAGAAATTATTTGCACCCATACGTATGTTTGAAAGGTACACTCTACCAGGTGTATAGTTTCTTACAAACGCAGTACCTATTGTGGTCCCACCTATATTCTTTAGATCTGCAGTTGTATAGTTTGAAACCGGCAATGTGCCTATAGTAAAGTTGTTGGCTATATCCACATATCCGCCGTAATTAAACGACACTGGCTGATTCTGTTGTATTACAGTTTCAGTCAATCCAATCTGATCAACATCAACAAATATCTCACCTTTATTTTCTACTCTGAAACCTTTAACGTATGCAACGCCAGGTCCGATAGAAGCTTTAAGACCGTTTCTGTCTACGATCTTTGTCTTTAAACCTTTTACGATGTAGTTGCCAGATTCTTCAAACGTTCTTCTAGCCATCTCTTCGCCAAGAACGTTATACTGAGATACGTCGCGCGTTTGAACAGCAACACCGTTTACATATCTTGCGAGTGTAAAGAATGTCTCATCACCATTCGCTTCTGTAGTCGGGATCGCAACGAGTATTGGTTCCAACTTTAGTCTATTTGCGCCAGGTGCGTTTTGGTTTGGCGCTCCAATTGAATTATCATATAGGCTAGCATCTGTAAGAGAGGTAATAAGACTCTCGCGAACTCTATAACCTACTGAAATGCCGTCAGGAACATTTGTGTATTTTGTTAGAATTACTGTCTGCTGCTTTGCAAAGAGGAAGTGTCCCTTTTGATACACAATACCAACTGCTGAGTCTACACCAAATGAATTACCAACGTGGTTTGATCTTGTTGTAACTGGAAATTCTGTAACCTTTACACCTGCACTCGTAACGTCATCAGTAATAGTGTATCTGTAAACATCCAGCGTTTCACCTTGGTCAAAAACTTTTTCTTGCGTAGAGCTTGTGTTGAGGTAGTTGATAAAGAAAGTACTTAAGTCAGGATCGTTAGTTTCAAAACCAAAAGCTGCAGCAATGACTAGCGCACGAAGACCTGTAGTTTGTCCTTGAAGTTCATAGAATGTTTCTACGCCAGTAGTTTCGTTAACGCCGCCAACATATTGTGTAACGTCCAATCCAGTATCTGCAACCTTCACATATTTTAATGAAGATAGCTCAGTGAAGTTACAACCCTTTATGATAGAACCTTCTTTAAAAATATTATCACCAAATTGTTCAACTTGGTTCTGTAATATAGTTTGAAGTTGAGTTAACTCTCTTGCTTGAAGAGCGTAACCGGGTCTAAATAGAATTCTATGATACTGTTTTGTAATATCATAGTCATCATAATACGGTGGTTCGTTAAGATCAGTGCGAATTGGCATTTATTATCCTTAAAACTCTAATACAATCTTGTATTCTTCATTTGAAGTAGGTGTTCTAGTAATTGTTGCAAACGAAGTCATATAATATACATCACCTGTTTTTTGAACATACGGCGGTCTTACAACATTATTTATACTTATGAACTGGTTCTGAGAAGATACTATTAATTTGGTTGGGTCTAACGGCAAGTCAAAATAACCATCGTTATCATAGTTTTCATACGGCCCATGATAGTTACATATGTATGCAGTGTTACCAGAAGCCTCGTGTACCTGTCCTCTAAAAGTGACAGTAGCACCGAGCGACTGTGTAACTATTTCATCTGTTGTTAACAAAGAAGAATTCAATTGCAATTCTAATCTATTGTCAAATATTTCAGGGGCTGTGTTTGTAATAAATGTAGGGTTCTTAACAATGCCAACCTTTCCATACTTATTTGAAGATGGTATAGAAAGATTATCTGTATCTGTAAGAGTAAGATATACTAAAACTTGCTTACTTCCTAACTCATATTTAAAGTTGGTTGCATGGCCACCCTCTGGAGATAATATCGGTCTTAATATAGCTTCTACATCAACTGTGCTAGTATTAACAGGATCGAACCCGGACACTGGATTTACAACTCTTGCAGCTGCATTGGTGTACCCGCTGCCTTTATTATGCATTGTTACTTTTTCAATAACACCAAACTGATTTATAGATGGAACTGCGATTGCACCAGTTCCATCACCAGTTATTTCAATCCTGGGGAATATTTTAAAGGAAAAGTTAGGTTGAATAAAGGAATCTTTATCTAGGAGCGTTAAAGTACCTTTTAGGTTTAATATATTATAAGAGTAGTTATCTATTGTGTACAGTCTTGACTCGTTATTTGGATCTGTCACATATAAAATTTGGCCAGAGTAATAATCTGTAAGTTCAGAAAGACTATTCTTAGGATCTGTTATTACTACTTCATTTGTTAAAACTTCATAAATGAGTCCTGATTTTAATTCATAACCCTTGTTTGTATCTGGGTTTGAGATTTCGATATGATCTATAGATTTGTTAATTACAGTATTTGCTGATGCGTTTCCAATTATTGGCGCATAATTTAATGCGCTATATTTTTTAAACTGATCTGTTGTTATTGCGTACATATGTTTCCAAACATACCCGTCTCCTAAACGATATATCTGGTCATCTGCGTACGGGTCGTAATTTGGAGCATTTACAGATTGTGCGCCGTAATTATTAAAGAGACATTTGAATACTCTATAATCTCCAGTGCTATTATCACTCGGATATACCACGATATAGAAAGCTTTACTTGTCATATCATCCATATCGTCATACTGATCATACACAGTTCCAGACAACCATCTTCTATTTTCTATCATAAAAAAAGTATCGCTTGGATTAATCTTTTTTCCAAATAGAGTTTTTTCTAAAAAGTCATTTGAAGAAAAATCAGAATTGACTGTACTCGTAAATACTGTAGTTGACACAAAGATATAATAATCAGAATTAGTAATATCCTGAGATAAAAAATTTGCGTTTGATGTTCTGTAACCGCTAGTTATTGTACTCATTCGACCCTCAAGAATCTCTTATGATTGTGCTACGTATGTTTGCGCTAACGTCAACGTTGTCCTTTAGAGAGAATTCGCCAAACATTTTTGTTCCTGCCAAATGCGCTATATCGGTTAGTGTATTTTTATAACTATTTATATCAATTTTTGATGATATCAAATATGAATATTCTTGATAGAAGTCGCTATCCTGTAAAACTTTACCGTCTTGGAAGTTTAGATGAGATTCTTTTGAAGACCATCTACCTTCTATGACGCCTTGCCCTCTAGAGTTTGCATTGCCTACAGTAATTATTTGGTTGGCGTCGTTTGTTAATAGAACTTCTTCTTGATCTGGATAACCATATCCAGAGTTTAAAACCCTAACGTTCAAAATTCTTCCTACTGCGAACTCAGTTACTGTACTTATAACACTATTAAAGCCTATTCTATTTGAAGTATAGTCTCGAGATATAGAAACAACATTAAATGTTAATCCATTATAAGTTATCGGTAATTTTTTAAATCCGTAATAAGCATATGGTAGAACTTTAATCGTATTTCCGGATATACCTACTATCTTCCCAGAAACTGAGCCTTGAGTTATAGTCCTGCCAATTTCGAATGTAGTAGATATACTTTCTAAAGTTATACTTTGATTATAAACATCAAAGTTTGCCATCACAGGATCGTATGCAAGAGCGAATACTTTGTTTATATAATTTACACCTGGCTTTACATTTATGAACGTCTTTAAAGATCCTATCTCAAACGGTGTTAAGTTAAAAGCATCGTCTAATGCAGTGTTAGCTGTTACAGGATCTGTTGCACCTGACATAGGAATTAATGCAGGCGAGTCATTGTAATCAACTGCGTCTAAAGGAACGTTTAAATAATTTCCAATAATATCAGTTATAAGTGATACTGTTTCTACATTAGCAAGTTCGTTAAGTTTTACTGATAGGATCTCATTGTTTGCAGTTTCTGGAAATAGAGGACCTGGCGAAGTATCATTCTTTATAACTACGTCTGTAAAATATCGAACTGGATAAGAACTAGTAAATGGATCTTCTAATGAGTTTACTATCACTATATTGTTATTACTTGATCTCGATGTGGTTATTATAGAGTTTGCTGAGAACTCTTCACCAGGATCCATACGTACTCCAACTATAAACTCATTGCCGCCAACTACCATACCTCTATTACCGTATTGATCTTCTAAAAATTCTAAAGGTGTCAATTCGTTGATAAGATTATCAGAGAATAATATTTGGTTTGATACATAGAAGTGTGTATTGTCTTTTGTATACCCGAATCCAGGTTCGTCAATAGTATAAACTATTTCGCCTGTAATATTCTGCGAGACATTTGTAACGATGGCCTTTCCGCCTCTGGCGCCGCTATATACCACATTAAGAATATCGCCTATTTGGTTTCCAGTTGTTGCTCTTGCATCGTTTACAATAACATCTATGCTCGACAGCGATCCGTATACTTTTCCAAAGTTTACTAATTCATTATTTACAGTACTGTAAATATCATCGAATCCTACGAAAGTACCTCTTACACTACTTAAGTATAGTATAGGTATTAGTGTATTGTTTATAAGAACGAATATTATTCTATCAACAACCGCTTCGGCTTTTGTGGCTGAACCAAACACAGTTCTCCCAGTCAAGTCCTTTAACACTGCTGGGTCTGAAGGGTACATTTGTAGAAATGCGCCTTCTACCCAAGTAGAAGAAGACGGTTTTAAAATTGCTTCGGCTGGGTAATACACACTAATGGTTTCATCGTAAAACATACGAAAGAATAACTCAACCCCTTCTGGAGTTCCTTTTCTTCGATATAGATCGAGAATATTCTTAACTATGAATCGAGTGTTATCATCGTTAAGAGGTAGATCCTTCATATACTTATTCTTAAAGTATAGAACCATAGTTCCTAATGTATCATCGATATCTTTATATTCAAATATTCGTCTATTATTATATAAACTCTGTTTAGGATTTTCCTCTAAGAACTTATAATAGTATTTCACCAGTTCTACGAGTTCCCTGCCATCTTCTCTAAAGATACTAGGAAACTGTCTTTCTATCTGATAAGATATAAACTTTTCTATCTCCATTATGAAGATACCTCATTGAATATAATTGTTATGTCACTATCACGTATCTGTAATAGTCTGTTCTTAGGCGCGATAATATCGCTTTCTTTTTTCTTTGCATATATCTTTATAGCAGGCCCAGAGTAGCCATCCGTTGTAAAATTAACTAGTCTAACGGTGCCAGTGTTATAATCAACGGTACCTGCGCTCGTATTTAGAATTCTTGTGTTTATAACATCGCTGCTTATAATCTGCATTATTCCAGATCCGTTATCCTGTAAAATAGCGCAGACGCCATTATATGAAAAAACAGAACTCTTCACGGATGGCTTATAGTCTGTAAACCCAGAAGAATTTACGTATGGGTATGGTTTAATTAAAGGAGATCCAAACTTAAACGTTGGGTTCTGTGGTACATTTAAAGGTGGTGAGTACTCTATAATTGCTCTTAGTTCTGCGCTGCTGCTCAGGATAGCAGTATCAACACCGTCTATTGCAGAAGATAATTTAGAAGATCTAAGAGTTGCACCAAATGTATTTAAATTGTTTTCATTGTAATCAGATACTACAGTTCTAATTAATGCTTCTAATTCTGCTTCACTTTTTGTTGTCTGCTTATAAGAATAAAACACGTTTACTATAGCATCTATATACATAAATTCCGGATCTACGAAAATAGGTTCGATAGTTAGAGGAGTCTTATCTGATAGGTATCTTTTGAACTCGTTCTTTTTACTATCAGATATAGCTTCGCTTCCAGTTAGAACGACTGATACTGCTACCTTACCAAACTGAGGTGGTTCAAGATCTTCTCCGCCGTACACAGAGACAGCATCTATCTCATTGAAACGCTGCTTCAATAGAACTTCGTAATCCTTTGCAGTTATTGCTCTTTCTTGAATTTGAATAGAACGTGGCGCAAAGAAGCGAATGCTCTCAAGAGTTTCTTTCTTAGCGCCGCCGATAGCTGCTTGTATCGTTTCAACTCTCGTGTTTGGTTTGAACGTCGTCGCAAATTTGGAAGCGCCGTTCGGTTCGTCTTCATTACATACTCTATATTCTATTTGAACTGTATCATCTGGAGTTGGTTGGAACCCGAATTTATTTCTGCCAAACACAACAGCGTACTTATCATCAAAGTGTGGTTCTATGTAGAACACCCTTTCAGTTGCCAAAACCCCGTATATATCTGTTTTAAATATGAATGGCACAGGTTCACTATCTATATCAGTAGAAACTTCGACGGATGTTATATCAACGTTTTCATTTGAGAGAACACATTTGAACGCTGAGTCTTCAACAAAGTATCCTTCCTTTTCAAAGTTAGTAAAGATTTGTCCTTCGAATATTTCTACTGAGTCGGCCACGTATGTTGCTGTAGAACCAGAGATTGAAACTTTTTTAGCAAGATAGTTTATTGCAGTTACAAAATTAAATGCAGACCCGTTTGCGCTTGTAGTAAATCGAGTACCCTTAGGTATAGTTATGGTAGATGGCCCATTTGTATCTACGATAGTAACTCTTACGATTGCCTTCGCTGATGTAGAAGACTTTGGAAGATAGTTAAGTTCTTTTGCGTGGGATATCACAGAGTTTCTTAATTGTGCAGTGTCAAGAAACATTTCTGAAATTGCCATATTCGTATAGAAGTTATTCTGAAACGTGTTGTATGATAATACATCTAGGAGGATCGACATGTTCGATCCTTCAAAGTTATAATCTTTGAACGTTGTCTGTGTTCTCAAGTAATCTTTAAACTGTTCTTTAATAGCAAAAAAATCAAGTTCGGTTATTGGTGTCTTTGCCATTTATCTTACTCTTTCCAAAATGAATTCTACCTCAATAGGATCTTCTCTACTTCTAAGAGCATATAGTATCTTCACGGATATCTTATTATCATCAATAAGACTATAAACTTCTACACTAATTAGTTCTGCCCTAGGTTCATAGTTATTTATGGTTGTTTTGATTTGCTCTTGAATTATTTTTATTGTAGCTGGGCTATTTAATTCAAATAGCATTGCGCGAATGTTTCCACCAAAGTATGGCTGAAATAACTTTTCTCCCTTATCCATTAGAATAAGGTTCTTAAGTGCTTCCTTCACAGCCTCTTCGTCCGTCTTTAACGCAATATCATTTGAAAAAGGATTTACGGTTAAATCTTTATGAAAGTCTGCATACAGCGGACCTAACTTTCTAGTTCTTGGTGTTATAGTAGCCATTTATTTTACCATTCCCTCTTAGGACCTGTATCTACGTGAACGAAAGTGTTGTATCTGGTTCCAATTCCACCGAACCCGACTTCTCTTGCTATTCTTATAAATTCTGCTTTTGACGACGCGTTAAACCCGTCCCATTGTATGTCAAGCGCAGTACCTTTTTCGTGTAATGAATTGCCTGGTCTTGCATAACTACCGCTTGCTATAGCTGCTTCAACCGAAGGGTACTCGCCAGAGTTTACTGCCTTTTGAATAATTTGCCTCTGCGTTTCAGTAGATCTGTAAGCGCTAGTTATCTTGAGTTGTCTACCAAACTTAGCTTGTAAACGCATTGCTAACACTCTAGTATTTGGAGTCACTCGAGTCCAACTCTCATGACCACGATCTCTTGCTCCTCCAACGAAAGTAATTCTACCGTCACCATTTCCATCGTTCCAAGATGTTACTCCGTCGATCTCAGCCTGCGATGGTGGTTCTGCGTTACCTACCGCAGTCTCTGCGCCAATTCCGCCAATTGCGCCAGCATACACTTCATCATTATTAAATCTTTTTGCACCAGCGGCAACAGCAGATGCAGTATTTAAATCAGATCTTGCTTTTAATAAGTTATAAGTTGATATGTATCTGTTTGAAAACGCGTCAATAGGATTTCTTACACCGTTTATAATGTTTTCAACTTGGTTGATAAATGAACAGAAACGATATATTAAAAACTGTATTTCTTCTATGTCTATATTTTTAAATAGTCCAGTAGCGTAGGAAATCAATCCTTCTATTCTCTTTGTAAAACTTTCAACATTACCTTTTTCAAAGAATGCTAAAGCTTGATCCTTTATTTGTTTAAATTGATATAATACTCGAGTCTGAAAAATTTCTTGTGCCTGATCCATAACTCCCTGAAGAGAAAGGTTTTCTATAATACTTTTTACTTTATTGATTGCACTATTAACAACATCAAGTATTTTTTTCTTTAAGCTATCTAATAGAGAAGCTAGGCTAAAGTTTTGAATAGAATTAATAATATCGGTTATCGTGTTTGCTAAGTTTCTAACAGATGTAAAGAAGTTTGCTACTGCGCCGAATATAGAAGGAGCTAGTTCACAAAAGGATCCCATAGAACTTTTAGAAAACGCGCCATTCACGTAAGTATTAAATAGAGAAAGAACTTTCTTTGGACTTGAAACTTGCTGTGTTTGAATAGAAATAGGATTATATCCAGCCTCACTCATGAACGATGAAAATTCAATTGGTGTTATTGCCACACCTTTATCTAGTCTTTCTTGAACTAAAGGATAGTTAACTCTTAGATTCAAATTAACATTCAAGTTAGCGCTATAGAGAAAGTTATTAAACGATAGTATAGACTCGTTAAATTTATCCTGCCCATAACTATCGATAAAAGAATTGATGTTAGTATCTGGCAAAACAACTATTGTTTTTATAAAGTCTGATTGTATCTTATCCAATTGATAAAATTGAATAGTTGGCGAATATAAAAACCCATCAGTACCGGTTAGATTTAAACTGTTTTTATATTCTAATGTATCATTACATTCCGACATATTATTCTCTCTTACTGTGGGCCAATTGAGGATGATTGCGTATTTTGTTTAAAATCTTTTACTTGCTTTAGCGCGTTGAGTACCTCGCTGGTCGCAATCTTTCCACCCTGCCCAGAATATCTACCTTGTCCTGCTCTTGGTCCAGTCATAATTGGAAGACTTGCCCATTCGTATGAAAGGTTGTCTCCAAACTGCTCCGCACTAATACTACCGTCTAGGAAGCGGTTTAGACCACGTATCTTTAGCAATCCAAGAGCAATCTTGTCTTGTGTACTTGGATTAAAGAGTTCGCTTCCACTAACTACGCCGCTTGCTTTCAATCCTCGTAGCGTATCTTCCATTACTTGATATCTTCCAGACGCTTCGGAATCATACTTTGGGTCAATGCTATCCTGCCATGCGAGTAGTTCGTCTACTGTTAGGGCCGTTATAGGTCTGGATGGATAATCTTCTCTTCTTACGTATCCTACTATTGTATCGTATCCTGCGCCTTCGGCTCTGCCGATAAGATCTAGCAATGGAGTAAGCGCGCCCTGCGTGTAACTTGAGCTCAATGCTTCATTCGCAGATCCTGTGCTGGATCCTGGACTTGCACCGAGCCCAGCCTCTGCAAAGCCTTCATCGAATGAAGCATACCCGCCGCCACCACCTGACGATGGGTTACGATAACTACCACCAGCAAAGTCGCCTGGTCCACCGTTTCCTGCGCCTTTTCCAGCTGGCTCTGGCAGATCGGTACCTTCAGCAGGCGGTGTATCGATTGCAGCTTCAGCTGCAGTAGGCGCGACGGAATCGCCGTTAGCGAGTTGGATAATATCATCCATTGCTACTATACTTGCATTAATGCTAACTTTAGTTCCACCGCCAATTTTTGCGTGGCCTGCTTTAAAGTCGCCAGCACCTTCTGCCGTTAAAAACATAGTAGCCGCCTTTACATTGAAAGCTCCTGAGCCTTCTATATAGACACCTTCTGATTTTATGTTTATATCGCCAACTGCTTGTTGATTTATACCAGTACCAGATTTTATATTAAAAGCTTGACCTGATTGCATACTAATATTTTTACCGGACTTTAGATTTATTCCTTCAACATTTGCTTCAATTCTAACCTTAGCAGCTCTTGCTTGTATCTCTTCACTAGCATTTAAATTAAGTTGCCCGCCAACTGACAGTTCATAGTTACCTCTAACTATCTGCTGCAGATCGCCGCTTACTTCTTGCACCATATTGCCATCAACACTAAGTATTGCATCGCCCTTTACCTTTATCATCTGTCTGCCTTCGGCGATGACAACGATATTCTTCATAGATCCTAGGTAAAGGTCTCCAACGGATTTTATATTCATAACACCAGTGTTGTCAATCTCAATGAATGATCCTGTGTTATGAAAGACTGTGATTCTTTCTCCACCGGGTGTATCATCGAGTTCGATACTATGTCCAGCTGCTGTCTCTATTACGCGGTTATAAGGGTACTGAGTGTCGTACGCAGGCGCGGGTTCCTCTACTGATAAACCATCCAAGGCGGCTGAAAAGTCTGCACTAAGACGATTTATTTCTTGCAGAAGGACATTTGTGTTTTGAATATCTTCGCCTCTTGCTTTTCTAGAGTTCTGTGGTTGTCCGTAATCTACTCCTCGTGATCCTTGAGAATCTACATTTACATTACTCGAAGGTATAGTTCCCCATCCATTTGTTTCAGGGTCAATGACACCAGTCATCTGTGTAGGTATCAGCCCAAGTATCATTGGCTGTTGCGCGTCCCTTCCATCGATGAAGAAACCAAATACCCATGCGTTAAGTGGAGGGATTGGATAGTTTGGATCGTAGTTTCCAGCTATACATATTGCCCAAGGAAGACTATCGGTTGGTACTTGTACATTGGTACCGTGTACGCCAAACGCACGCACTTGAACGCGCCCTTCCTTGCGTGGGTCGTTTCTATTCTCAACAACACCAACGAACCAAAGAGGGTTTTTAATTCCTACGCCAGTTTCCTCAATCATTCATTCTTACTCCAGTCATATTTCGTCAACATCATCGAGGTCTCATAAGTTTCTTTATCAAATATGTGAGTACAGTCATGTAGTATATAGTTTCCAGAGAGTTGTGATTCTGTCTCGACTCCATCGTTACTTGCCGAAAACTCTGCAACTACTAATTTTATTATATCGCCAGCTTTTAAATCTAATCTACCATACGCTTTTGCATATACTGTATTTCTATATAGCATATGTCTATACGCAAGTTTTCTTGAGATGATCGTAGGAAGATGCTGCTCACTCTTAATAGAACTTGGAAGATCACCTAGCGATTGATAATCTTTGTAGATAAGAAATCTTCTCTCATTTTCATCAGTAAATGTATAGTTCATAAAGTTATCGGTGTGAAGATCTTCGACTATCTTTGACTTAACGTTACCCTTAGCAAATTCATTCTTACTATCCAAGTATGTATATCTATTATCAGTCACAGTTCTATTTACGAAATCAATTACAATTGGGTTGCTCTTGTATGCGCCACTGTATAAGTCATTCACCGTATTAATTCTATCAGTGTTCTTTAATTCGATAAGGTTTCTAAGTTGTGATTCTAGATCAACGCCGGTTTTATCAACTGCAGGCAGGAATGTAAACTCTTTAATATTATCATTAGCAATGGCATCAGCAATTAGAAACTCATCGGGCACAAAATAGAATGCTTCAGAGTTTTCAAAGAAACGAAATGAACACGACGGTGATATTTTGTTGTAAGCTCTCGATGCTAAAAATTTCATTGCTTGTATTGGTGTGTAGTTTGGAATTACGCATTCAAAATTTCCATCGGTAGAGTCTGCAAAAAATTCTTTTGTATTTGGAGTATAATATTTTTTGAATATCTGTTCTGCTGTGTCTTTAATGCTTCTACTAAATGGTGCAATGATCTTACTTCTTCCAGCATTCCATCTCATATATGAAACAAAATGCATGTCATATGATAAAGAGTCATTTGTATTCTTTGCTGTAACGTTGTCTACTTTATAGACGTATAGATCATATATCTTCTTTTGTTTTAATATATCTTCTATTTCAATGGATAGTCTTTCTTCACCTCTTAGAGGAAGTTTTTCTAATAGACCAACTGCATCTATGACACTCAGATGTCCTCTCATAGAATCGTTTTCTATAGACTCTTCTATTATTATCTTATGCACAATACCAGATATGTCTATAGCAGTTCTACTTCCATACTGTGTTATGGAAGCAGCTATTAATTTATAGTAACCTGGTAATAAGTATTGATCCATATTAGTCTCTTAGGAGTCTCTTAAGATCTTTTTCAACGATCGGAAGATACTGTTTATCAATCAGCATAATGTTTCTCTTATTTTCATTTTGCTCAACTTCATAATCATACGCGCGAATTGGAACCCATTCAGCTGGAATTATTTTTCTAATGAATATTCTTTTTCCCTTTTCAGTTCTTAGTATTATATCATCTTCTTTTCTTAAGTATATAGTTCTAAAACTATCTGGGTTTAATAGAATTCTATCTATTGACATATTATACCGCCTTTGAATAATAGATTATGTTGTCAAATATTGTTTCGTCCTTTGTCCAATCAACAACTGCATAACCTTTTTCTCCAGACACTTGTTCATACTTCTTTATAAGATACTTATGAAAGTCGTCTTCCTTTAAAGGCCAGTCGTGATATGGGTCGAGTATGTTATTCGCTAATAATACTAACCAAGTATAGTCAGTTGAGCCATAGTAATAGTATGCAATGTCTTCTGGTCTATCTTCTTCTGAAATAGTATATGGAAGAAAGAGATACGGATTTGATATTGACACTGGTAATAACCTGTTTCTACGAGTCAAGTCTCTTATTTGATACCCATTGTAGTTTATAATTGGCATTTGATCAAAATAGTTTGACATTTATGTTCCCTTAATTATCCTTGACGGTCCCGTCCGCCACTATTACCAACGCCTATAGTGCCACCAAGTGCTTCTGGGTCTCCATCGGTGTAATTTTCTGCAGTATGAATATCCATTTCTTTTAGTGATATGTTTACTGTTACCATAGCAGGCTTACCACCTCTTAATACGGCTAATCCTTGCGGTGAATAGTTAAAATCAAAATTATCTATCATACACGTTTTATAATACATAAAGTATTGTTGATCTATACCAAAGAAGTATATATCGACTGTACTAGGATAGTTTAGAAACGCCCTCTTTAAAGGACCTACGTTCGTATAACTAGGTAATGCATTCCTACGTATCACGTTAGTTATGTTTAGTATCTTATTTGATTCCTCAGGATTCGTTGCAGCCATAATCCAACTAAAATTATGTCTCTTTAACTCTATTCCTTGAAAACTCAATGCTTGCTTTGGGTTTACTGTCGAACCTGCACCAGCTTCAATACTAGACGGTATGCTAGACGATCCTCCTAATGCTGCTCCTAATGCAGCTCCACCAACAGCACCAGTTCTAGAACCTAAAAATCTTGTCGCTAATGCGCTAGCTGCACCAGTTGCGGTTGACACTAAAGCTTGAGTAGAAGGAAGACCTATGTTCTGTAGAATTGCACTTGTATCAAGAGTTCCGTCGCCACCGAAATAATTCCCGCCTTGGCTTATAGCATCTCCAAACATTCCTTGTTCAAACTCTGATATCTTAATTGAGTACGAGTCTTTTATTTCGCGTGGGAGTGGAAGTAATAGCGCAGAACTGCCTAATTCTTCCTGCGTTAATGTACTACTTGAAACTTTATTAAGTCCTCTAGTACCTGGGCTACGATACTTATACTTTTTAAATATCAAAAGAGTCGCATGAGCACCAAGGTTACTAGGAAATGAGATTACTCCCATTTTATTCAGTTCTGCCTTTTTGCTTTCGATTTCCGATCTTACAGACATTAAAACTTAAATTCCTTATAAATACAATTGATTAAGATTATTTATAATGAAGTTGAGACAATGTCATACAAAGGTCGCTTTAAGCCAGTAAACCCAGTGAAATACCGCGGTGATCCTACCAAAATAGTTTATCGTTCTCTTTGGGAGTTTAAGTTTTTTAAGTTTATTGATCTACACCCTGATGTAGTTTGGTGGCAATCAGAAGAAGTAGCTATACCGTATTTATCACCGATAGATGGGAAGATGCATAGATATTATCCTGATGTGATACTAAATAAAAAGGTTGGAGAAAACGTTTTTGAAACTATTATGATTGAAATAAAACCAGAGAAACAAACTATGCCGCCGGATATAAGTAAGAAGAATAAGACGCCTAGTGGACGTATATCGAGAAGATACTTGAATGAGGTTAAAACTTTTGGCATCAATGACGCTAAGTGGAAGGCCGCGAGACAGTTCTGCGCGTCTAGAGGATGGAAGTTCGAGATCATGACAGAAAAACATTTAAACGTAAGGTAACACGATAGTTGGCTAAGATATTTGATGACATTCTGTTAAAAGGAATTCGCGCTGGACAAATGCCTGCACGAGGTAGTACTGCACGCGTATGGTATCGTGAAAAGGCAAAGGAAGTTGGAAAGGTAAACGAGACTTCTTTCTTTAGGTCGGCAGATACAGATAGACTTAAGAGTTCCAGCCAATTTAAGATTGGTAACATGTATATGTTCTATTACGATCCTAAGCATAAAGATACACTTCCTTATTATGACCGCGTGCCTTTGATATTTCCGATCAATCGTGCACCTGGCGGGTTCTTAGGTATTAACTTCCACTACCTTCCATTAAAACTTAGAGCAAAATTAATGGACGCTCTGTATGACGTTGCGTCCAATGATCGTTATGATGAGACGACTAAACTCCAAGTATCATATCGAGTTCTTAGCGCAACAACACAGTACCGTGAATTTCGACCTACTATTAAACACTACTTGTTTAGCCACGTTCGTAGTAAGTTAATGTACATAAACCCGTCAGAATGGGATATGGCACTGTTCCTCAATATTGCCAAATTTGAAGGTGCGACACAGACTCAAGTTTGGGAAGACTCTAGAAAAATTATAAGAGGGAACAGATAATGTTCAACATTAACGAATTCAAAGCTGTCATGAACAAATATGGAGGACCAGCAAAATCTAATCTATTCGTAGTGTCATTAAGTGCTGGTCGCACTGCAAATAGAAAAAATGAATTTATATTAAAAGAAGATTTAAGATTCTTTTGCTCAGAAGTAGCAGTGCCTGCTATTAATGTAAACGTAGCATCATATAGAGCAAATTCAATAGATATTGCGCAATCTATACCAACAAATTTATCTACCCCACAGATCAATACTACATTCATGCTGGATTCAGAACATAGAGTTATTTCATTCTTTCATTCGTGGATGCAAGAAATAATTAACTATGATATAAGTTTCGGTAATCTAACTCAGATACGTGACGACCATATGACATACGAAATTGGATATAAATCTGATTACACGTGTGATTTGCTTATAACTCATTTTAAAACTGATACAACTAACGAAAATATTGAAAAAGCTTATGAATATGTCTTTTATGATGTGTTCCCAACTGAAATTGGAGGTAAGACTCTTTCATGGTCACCTAGTGATTCTATAGCCACAGTATCAGTTAATTTTTCTGCATCAGCGTTCAGTTTTAGTGCGTCCGATCCTGGTACGGTTATATCTAATTTATCTAGAGGAAACGGATACGTAGACTTTCTAAATAGTGTTGGATATAGAGGTCAGACTGTTCAACAAACGAATTTACCAACTAGCGTACAAGATGCAATAAATACCTTCACAACAGTGAGAAATGATTTTAGAACGTTAAAGAACACGTTCACAACACTTAGAAATATATTCTAAATAATGGAGAATTAAAATGCCTTTACCTAAAATTGATATGCCGCTCTACGAATTGACACTTCCTTCAAATAATAAGAAAGTGAAATATAGACCTTTTACTGTAAAAGAAGAAAAGATCTTATTAACCGCGCAACAATCAAAAGAATCCGGTCAAATAGTAATAGCAATAAAACAAATAATTAATAATTGCTTACAAGATTACGATATCGACCAATTGTCACTCTTTGATTTAGAATATCTTATGATTAACATTAGATCCAAGTCCGTGGATAACAATGTAGAGTTCGAAATTGAAGATCCTGAAACAGCAGAAAAAGTTAAGCTACTACTTAATCTGGAAAATGTAAAGGTTCATATAGATGAAACTCACACAAATCGGATTAAAGTCGACGACACGTATACTTTGTTTTTAAGGTATCCAAATATAGATGACTTCTCTGAGATACTAGCGAAGAACGAAATGTCGCCAGAAAAAAGTTATGAGATATTGTTATCGTGTATCGATCAATTAGCATCTGAAAACGAAGTTTATAAATTTAAAGATTTTACTAAAAAACAAGTTGATGATTTTATTGACAGTCTTCATTCAGATGTAACAAAAAACATAAAACACTTTTTTGACACTATGCCAAAAGTTAGACATGAAATACCGTATACGAACGCAAATGGTCATTCAAAGGTGTTTACTATACAAGGAACGCAAAGTTTTTTTATGTAATAATGAGTCATACCAACCTTTTCATATATTATCAAAAAATATTCGGAATGGCTCAACATCATAAATACTCTATTGCTGAAATAGAAAGTTTAATACCTTATGAAAGAGATTTGTATTTTGATATGCTTTTAGAATTTATACAAAGTCAGAAAAAGAAAGAAAGCTAAATAAATGGCAAGTCTAGACGATCTTAAAATAGTATTGCAATCTATAGATAATACTATGACGGAGCAAAAAAGTTCTATGCTAAACTTGGTTGGTTTACAGCAAGAAACTGTGAACCAAATATCAAGTCAAACAAACATATTCTCAAGTTTGATTGCAGAGTTAGAAACTAAAAATCGTCTTGCTAGTGTTGATACTACCGCTACCCCGCCAGCAGAAGTACAACAAAACAAATCTATGGGCGCAGCAGTTGGTGCAGCCGCTGCGCCTGGCATTGGAGAGGGCATAGGCGCCGCTGGTGGATTAATCGGACTAGGCGCTGGTATAGCAGGATTTATGGCCGCTCTATCAATTGGTAGCATTGGCTTGGATTGGTTAGGGAGCGACTACTCTGGATTAGGAGATGCGTTCGCTTCCTTTAGCGACGCGATGGAGAATTTATCGCCTGCCGCTATTACTGCACTTGCTGGCGCTTCTGCCATTGCGGCTGGAACTGCTTCATTCAAAAACTTGTATGGTCTAGGCACAGCAAGTGGTATGGTTGGTTTAGGCGCAGGAATAAGCGGGTTTCTAGTCGGCCTTTCATTAGGTGAGATAGGGCTAGGTTGGGTCGGCAACGATTATTCTAACGTAGGAGAAGCATTAGCTTCGTTTAGCGCCGCAATAGGAAACCTAAGTGTTGAGGCAGTTGGTTTATTAGGTGGTCTTGCCGCAGTCGCGATTGCAAACACTGCGTTTAAAGGCGATGCTAAGAGTTTAGCGATGTCTATGGCTGGCATATCGGCTGGCATCGGAGGGTTCTTAGGAGGTCTAGTATTAGCAGACGTTGGCTTAGGTTGGATAACATCTATTACAGGTGCTGATGGGTCCGCTCTTGTATCAGCGTTTCAAATGTTCAACGATTCTATGGCTGTTCTTTCTCCAACGAGTGTATTAGCTCTCGCAGCAATTATTACTGCTGCAGGCGGACTTCCTAAAATGTCGCCAACATCTCTTGCAAAGAACATGACGGGGATAGGAGCTGGGATTGCTGGATTTATGGCAGGCCTAGCAGCCGGAGAAGTTGGCATAGAATGGATTAACTCTGTTCCAGCAGGAAGTGGAGAAGGTTTAGTATCATCCTTCAAAATATTTAATGAGGCTATCATGGCATTGAGCCCAACAGCGATGACCGCGCTTGGAGTATTGATGGCAGCTGCGGGCCCGCTTGGAGGAAGCGTTGCAGTAGGTCTTCCACTAATAGGCGTCGGTCTTGCTGGATTTATGGCTGCGCTAGCAGGCGCTGATGCTGCTATCACAACGTTGTCTAGTATGACGGGTGGCGAACCAGGCGAAGGATTGAAGAGTTTATTTACAAACATATTTGAAGGAATAGGTGCGGCGAAGGCACTAAACGGTGTTGATCTATTAATGCTAGGCCCTGGTTTGATTTCATTTGCGGCCGGGTTAGCAGCGTTTGGTGTTGGAAATCTTATTGGAACAATTGCAAATCTTGGCCCAGCTTTACTAGGGTTGTTTGGTGTAGATAATCCGTTTGACCAAATTATGGATATAGCCAAAAATTCAAGCGAATTAATTAAAGGTGGAGAAGCTTTAAATACAATTGCAGATGCTTTAAGTAAATTTAGCGGTATTAAGATTAGTGGAATTGATATAGATTTTAAGCAATTAGCTACAGATTTAGGACAGGCTATTCCGTTCTTAGACGCGCTTGCGAACGGAGGACCGGTTGAAGGATCTGGTGGATGGCTTGGTTTAGGAAAGGATATCAATTTTCCAAAAGGATTATTAGATCCTTCTCTAAAATTAAGCGAGATGGCCGAAGCAATTTCTAAAGTTAATGTTATCTTAGGCCAGTCTACGGCGCAAGTAAGCCAGCCTGATGTTAACCAGCCACCTGCAGAATCAAATTTACAAAATGCTACCAATGTTACTCAGAATGATAAAGTAGAATCAGCGGATGTATACCAAAGCATAACATCAGCAACTAATGAAACGTTGCTATCATCTGAAATAATAACAAAACATTCCGAAAGAATGATAGAACTATCGCAAAACATAATTAAAAGTCTAGAGATAATTGAGAAATCAGTTGCACCGAAAGAAACTGCTCCTACGAACGTTTCTTATTCTCCAGTAACAAACGCGCCATCAAACACATATGTAGGTGGAACTACAAATACTACTGTAATAACACCGAGGTCGTCAAACGATTTAGATTACGGGTTACCAAGAGCAGGGTTTTAAAAAAGGGGAGCAAATGCTCCCCTTTTCTTATTCTGTTAGTAACTGTTTTTCGGCCGGAGTTCCTCTTATATGTATCTTCCTCGGTTTCTTTTCCTCAGGAATTTCATTCACAAGACGAACCGTTAGCATACCCTGATCCAAAGATACAGACTCAACTTGAACAGTATCTGCAAGAGTAAATCTTCTTTCAAATCCCCTCGAAGCAATTCCCTGGTATATGTAGTCGTGTACATCTTCGTTCGTTTTTACTTCACCTCTTATAGTAAGAATGCTATCGTGCAGTTCTATATCGAAGTCTTCTTCTTTAAAGCCTGCAACAGCTACTTCAATGAGATATGTGTTCTCACCGGTCTTAACTATATTATATGGTGGGTATTTTTGTTGTGGAACGTTTGCAAACTTAGTTGCAGTGTTCATTCTATCGAAGATTCGTTCAAATCCAACAAAGAGTGGATCGTTTCTAAGAATATGTTCTATCGCCATTTGTTTTCTCCTTATAAAGCGAGTTTTAACATGTAATAATCCGTTATTGAACCGGATTGATCGCAGTGACCCATAAGGCGTCACTGCGATTTATTTATATCATAAATCAATCTTTTTTAGCAACAAAACCGTATAGTTCTTGAGCTTTTTTCATGATGTCTTCTGGACTGTACATAGTTGGTTGCATAGTCTTAGTCTGTTCTAGCAACTCAGTTACAGATTTATTCCATGTTTCAGCTAAAGTGTTTACGGAAGTCCAATAAATGTTGGATGCTTCTGCGTGTTGCTGGTCTAGCATTTCTTTTGCCATCTTGAGTACTTCAAGACGAATTTCAAAACCGTTCTTATTAGTCATTTTAGTTCCTTCCTCTCTGTGTGTAAACATAGAAATTATTTCTATGTCGGTTAATTATCAATTTACACCGGTTGAACCGATGCCGCCCTCACGATCCGTTTTCTTTTCTGGGCGGGACTTTCTTTCAACTAGAGTATATGCCTTAACTTCTTCGAGCATTGCTTGTGCAATTCTATCGCCGTGGAAGATATTAATTGGAGTATCACTCATATTGTACACTGTGATGAACGCTTCTTCGACATAGTCCGAGTCAATAATTCCAACTGAATTCGCGAGCCCGACACCAAACTTCACGGCCATGCCAGATCTTGGATACATCTTCAAGACATGGTTCTTAGGAATGTCAAAGATCAATCCAGTAGGAACTAACGTTCTAAACTGCGGATGAAGAGTAGCAACTAGTCTGCCATCTGAACCCATCTTTGTTGGTACCATTATTTGTTTATTATGAGGGCTGTATGTTTTCAGTTTTGTGTCTAGTGCAAAACATGCTTTTACATCAAAACAAGCAGACCCCTCAGTAGCAAATGTTGGCACCTCAGCGCTATCACTTAATTTAAATACTTTCATTATATATTTCAGCCTTTCTTTTTTCCAATATTATATTTGCTGCACAGTTCCCACTGAGTTTTTTCTTTATGAGACAAAACTTTTATGTGGCTCAAAGGTGCAATTGGATCCTGCACCTTCTCAGTATTTATGACTTTTAGTAGTTCCCATTCTTCTAATAGATTAACTACTGTATTACGTCTACCAGTATCTTCATCTGTAAAATTGTTTTCTTTACCATCTAGAATGAATAATTCTTTAAAATGCAATATTACATATCTACCCTGCTTGTGAAGGATATGACAAGACTGATATAATTTCTTTTCTTTCCGGGAAGCAATACCTATTCTAGTTAACGTTTCTTTTATCTTAAGAAAGTTGTCAGGGTTTGGTAACTCTATTTCAATTCCAACTCCATGAAAAATATCTTCCATATAAGGTCACCTTTATTATTATTGTTATTATGGGTCATGCGCCTCCTTTAGAGACCTTAGTATTTATTAATTCGATGTTCTCTTTTGTCAATACCTTTGCGTACTGCTTCGCAACCGATCTATTGCATTGATAATACATCTGAATGTTATCCAGTGCAACATCTTTTTCTGCTTTAAACCATTTACTTCGTCTATCGCGTGGTCGTAATGCGCCAAGGTAATAACGATACTGAGCATCTTTAAATAGCCAATGTTTCATGTTCATTTCATTGGCATGGAGTATTGTATCAGCATGGAACGAGAAACTTTTATTAGTTAGAAAAGGAACATACTGTCTTTCAATTTCTTCTGGTACCTCAGCATTTTTTACCAAGTCCTGTTTAGTCTTAGACGCAGACGCAACGAATTTAAAAGTCAGATCTTCTTTTGCCGTGGCTAAACTTATCTCTTCAATTTCTTCAGGTGCTCCCATTCCAAAGTAATCAAATTCTTCGAACGTATTTCCAGAAATAGAGACTGCTTTTTGCTTAATCGTCGGTTTCTTCATTTACGCTATCTCTCATATCAATAATTTCATTAAATACTTTTGAACATTCTTTACATACAGTCATGTTTCCAATACCGTCTGCTGATTTATATTGTAACACAAACGAGTTAGATCTGTCAACTTCTACAGAACAAAAGCTACACTTTTCTGTTGGTTTAGATTTTTTAAAAAAATTAAACATTTACACTTCGTCTTTATATTCTTCTACATCTTCTAGAGTTACCCAAGTGGTCTTTTTATTATAAGTTAAGAACACGTCAGTCTTGTTTTCTTCTTCACCATGCAGGGTGATAGAAGGGCCAGAGAAATCATCAGTGAGATTAACTACATGAGATATGATCTCACTTGCGTCATCGATACGCCCTTCTAGCCATGCTATTTCCCTTGCTAGAATGGCAGTATGTTCAGATGTAAGTGCAGGAGTTTTTGCGTCCCATACTAGATTAAATTTCATTAGCGAAACTGAGCCTCCATCATAATTTCAGTTAAAAATGCTACTAGGTTGATTTCTTGATCTGCCACGAACGAACTCTTATACATATAGTCAGCAAGGCTTACAACGAATGCTGGCATGCTCTTAAGTTCGATCTTATCTGTTGCCATATCATAGATCTTACGAAATAGTTCGTTAACATCCTGGTCAGAGTTATCTGCGCACCACTTACGCATGTCTGTAAAGTTCTTAGCTTTAAGTAACTCGAATAGATTGTCCAACGATTCCTGTTTGAAGTCTGCAAAGATACCTTCGTCAATCTTTCCATTACCTGCGTACTTTTGCAGTTCGTTTAGGACGCGACGAAAGTCAGGGAAATGTTTTTCAATAACCTTTGCTACGACCTTAGGATCAAAGTCAACCTCTTCGTTCTTTAGAACAGCAAGAGTTCGTTTAAAGAACTGCGCTGCAAGCTTTGGTTTTTCTGTCTTTTCGATTGCGAAGTCAACTTCTGACAAACGAGAACGAAGTGGAGAAATGATACGGTTCTTAAAGTTACATGTGAATATGAAACCACAGTTCTTAGAAAATGTTTCGATCAAGTTACGCATTGAAGCTTGTGCGTCCGGTGTAAGATAGTCGGACTCATCAAGAATGATATACTTTCGTCCGCCTGACAGTGAGATAGAAGAAGCAAAGGTTGAAATCTCGCTTCTTACTAGATCGATGCCACGGTTCAGAGCCGCGTTGAGAATGATATAGTCACAGCCAAGTTCTTCGAGCATTGCTCTCGCAACAGTCGTCTTACCAGTTCCAGGGGAACCAGTAAGAAGCAAGTTTGGAATGTTTTTATCATCTACAAATTTTTGAAACGATTTTTTCGTAGTTTCTGGAAGAATTGCGTCAGCCACACGCTGTGGCCGATATTTTTGAACCCAAAGCAGTTCATCAGTTTTAATGTCAAGTGCCATAATATATTTCTTCCTTAGATAAAGGTTTCAAGTAGGTAGGTGCTGATATTACTCAGCACCCTCCTCAGTAGTTCCTTCTACGGCAACTTCCGTAGGTGTATCTTCTGGTTTCTGATTTGCTTTTACAAAGGCTGAAAGCTTTTCGCGTAGTTGGCCTACTACCATAAGTTCGTTACCTTTGAAAGCGCCTCTTTCAGAGCATACGTCAATGATGCTGATTATCACTGATAGATCTTGTAGAGTAATATTAGCTGCGTCCATGTTTTTATCCTTTATTATAGAATGATTTTGATTCGATTGCTACGAAGTAAGTAACATCGGAGCCTTCGAACTTTGAGATGCCCTTTGAACTCAGAGTAACTTTGTAGTTCTGAGGCAATAGTTTTAGATTTTCTGTTTTGATGATAAGACGGAACTTATCAGCTGTTGCACCTAGTTCGATACCAAAACTGTCTGCAGTTGTGTTATTGCTATCGATAGCCTTCAACGAACAGGTTTCGCCGTCGCCGTCAAAAGCAATCTCTGGTAGTTGAAGAACACCTGCCGCTTTGATAACTGACTGAAGATCTGACCATTCAACGGTAACTTCAACATCATTGGTAGGAACGTTGATTTCTTTTTCTGGAGGGGTGATTACCATTGACTTGTCGGCGAAGTAATACTTGGTGCCTTTCTTGCCTTGAGAGATAACAAAATGGTTTGATTCAAAATGAATATCTGGTTCTCCAAAGAGAGCACAGGTTGAAAGAAATCTTGACATGTCATAGATGCAGGCTTCTGATGGAATTTCATCATCAATGTTTGCGACTGCCACGATAGTCTTTTGTGGGCTTATAGTTTTCAGTTGTTTACCTGGCTTGAGGACTACTGACTGGTTGATAGTTGCGAAGTTCTTAAGTATGTTAATAGTGCGTTCAGAAAACTTCATAGTTTCTCCTTTTCAAAAAAATCATTATGTATTATGGTCTTGTACCTAATATACTACCATTTTTGTTGGTCTTTGTCAACTTGTTTTTATAGTTCTTGCTATTCGATCCTTTACCTGCCGTTGGTGACTGGCCGATAGAAGCAATCGCTCCCATAGAACCTCTGAACACATATGTTCCGACGTGCTGAAGGCTCATCCATGGACACATGTGAATAGTAATGCCAATCTTTCGCGCGTTTCTGCAGAAGAAGTAATCCTCTGAAAGATATCTCTTAGTATCTGGATCGATCTCACAGTCAAAGAAAGCAGTGATCTCTCTTGAGCCATCAAAGTTTTCAGTACGCACGTGATCTGGTTTATAACTTAGTTCCGGATAAGCCGCGGCATATTTCTCTAATACTTCTCGTGGAATTAGCATAAATCCAGTGCCGCCTTCTGCAACTTCTACCGGTTCGTCAATTCTAAACTGCGCAATATTCTTTGCTGGGTTGAAAACGTAGTCTGCAGAATAGAAAGTTAGATCGAATGGATTTTCTGCCTTTCCTTGCTGAACAGCAGCCTTCACTTTTTCCCAGGCGATAGTCTTCTTAGGATAAGGGCCAGTCATAATCTGATACGTCTTTGGATCGGATACTTGGATAGCCAATAGAGTTAGAACATCCTTTGGGTTAAAACCAATGTCTGCGTCTACGAACATAAGGTGTGTGCACCCAGAACGCAAGAATTCGTCAACAACATAGTTTCTTGCTCTCTGAACTAGACTCTCGTTGAATAGAAAATAGTCCTTCAGTTCTATTCCATGCTGTGTGCAGAGCTTAGATAAATCGTTCGTTGATTTACAGAACAATCCTGCACAGTTCCCTCCATACATTGGCGTACCAAGAAATATAGAATACTTGCGTAATTCTTCGGTTGACACTTCAATCTTCATATTTAAATTCTCACTTATATTTAATGTTATAGTTCACGTTTTGATCTTTTTCTCGTGAGTCTTTTTCGTATTCTTTCCTAAGATCGTTATTTACTCGTATAGCTTCATCAAGTATTGAAAAACTATGTTCAGATAGTTTTAAAAATGCTGCACTGTCCTTAGGGAAACACGCACCACCGAATCCACGTTTGCCATCGAACCCAGGCACTGTAGTATGAGAAGGACCAACTCTCTTGTCTGTAGTAATACCTCTTATGACTGTACCATAGTTTCCTCCAAACCTTTCGACCATATCATAGAACTGATTGAACCATGCAACCTTTGTAGCCAAGAATGTATTGATGCCATACTTAACTAGACTTGCCTCAACGGCTGACATATGATATACTGGGCATGGCTTACACAGGCTATATTCATTATATACACGTTCAACACCATGGGTTGCTTCTAAACTTCCACCGAATATATGCATAGGTGGATTTACAAAATCTTCGTTTGCGCTCTTCTCCATTAGGAATTCTGGATTATATACAATGCGAGTAGCAGATATACAATTAATAAACTTATCAAGGATGACCGGTGTCACAGTTGATTTTATCACTATATATCCAGAAACATTCTGTTTTAGATAGTGAACACAATCTTCAACTATAGAAGAGTCTATATCGCCATCGTCCTTCATAGGCGTTGGTACGCATACAAATGTTATGTCTATATCCTTATATGCAAGGTCTTCGATCTTTGTCCCATACTTTGGATCGATGATAAACTTCTCGATCTTCGAAGAACTAAACCCGTAGTCAACTGCTTTACCTACGAAACCGTGACCTATAATTGCCATCTTCATTTTATGCTTCTCCATAGAATTCTTTATACCAATCCGCAAACCGTTTCACGCCTTCTTTGATAGAAGTAGTTGGTTTGTAACCAAGGGCTTGCAGTTTTGTGGTGTCGGACCAAGTTTCCTGAGAATCTGCCGGATGCTTTGGTAAGTACTCTATAGTTGCTTTTCTACCAAAGTTGTGTTCTATCTCTTTAACAAAATCGATAAGTTCTACCTGCTGTCCATAACCTATATTATATATCTCACTAAGCGGAATGTCAACGGAAAGAATTCTATTTACAACTATACTCATTCCTTGGACGATATCATCTATGTATGTAAAGTCTCGCTTCATATCACCATAGTTAAAGAGACCAATTTCTTCGCCCTTTAGAATAGCACGTGAGAATGAAAACAACGCCATGTCAGGTCTTCCCCACGGGCCATACACTGTAAAGAACCTAAGACCTATACTTCTATATACTCTTGATGTTTTGAATTGACATTCGTTCGTTCTCTTTGTATATCCGTATGGATTTAATTGATGAAGGGTTGGTTCATCTTCCTTCCATGGCATTTCATTTCCAGCCATTACACATGAAGTTGATGCATAGATAACGTTATCTACTTTATTCTTTTCACATGCTACAATTAAGTTCTGCGTACCTAATATATTATTCTCTATATAAGACATCGGGTTATTAAACGAGTGTCTTACACCAGCATATGCTGCAAGATGTATAACAAGATCGGGTTTTTGTTCTTCGATAAAATCGTATGTCATTTTAGCATCCCTGAGGTCGCATCTTTTAACATCAATATTAATCTTAGCCAACTCTTTAGTACGAGCTTCTTTTAATTCAACTTCATAATAATCATTATAGTTATCGAGACCGCATACTTCATAACCTAACGAATTAAGTTTTTTTGCAGTATGAAATCCGATAAATCCTGCCATACCCGTTATTAGTACTTTTTTAGACATTATACTTGCTCCAAATCGTTTTCAGCTCTTACGATTGCTTGAAGTCTAAGCACGTCTGCAAGAATGTCCCAAGAACTGTTGTGTAGTTTAAAATGCTTTTTCCATAGTGCTTCATCCTTAATAGGAACGAAACCATTCTCCTTTGGAAAATCTAGTTTTGCGTCTATAAATGTACGCGTATCGCGAATCTTCCAGAACTTTAGAGATTCATCCATAAGATGCTGCTTTCCCTGTGATATGAAAAGACGGCTGAGCACGATAGGATCGAAGGTATTCGATCTTGACCACCAATAGGATATCTTTGGTGCATTAATAAGATACTTATGAAACTTGTCAACAAACTCAGCAACAGATAGATCGTCGCTCTTTGGCGCAATCATATCCCTTACTTCCTTCTCTTGTTTCTGCCAAAAGTCAATCGTGTCGCTCTCAACAACCCAATTGTAGTTCTTTACTTGATCTGAAACTGATAGCTTAAATCTAGCCGTGTCCTTGATGTTATATATCGTATATGGTTCCTTAGAGACAAACTTGTCCCATGAAAATACCATGACAGCACAGTCGATTGCCGAACAGTTCTGAGAATTCTTTCCCATGGTTTCAAAATCAAGAATAAAATCATTTCTCATTATACAAAGAACTCCGCTAGAGATGCCACGTCTGTTTTACCAGCAGGGTCGTTTTCAATAGTTTCATAGTGATTGTTTTGACGCAAGTAGTTCGTATTTGAGAAAGATAGTTCGCCGCGTAAGAACTTGCCTATCTCAGTATGGATGTCTCTTGATGTTGGAACCGGAACGTTCTGTGCGATATGGTTCATCTTAGCTAGACCACCGACCAATTCAAAGTCGTGAGGGAAACCCATCATATGTAGTGCTTCACGAATAGTTAGAGACCGATCGTGAATTGGGTGTATCGTATCAGCAAGGTTTCTTCCGATAACAGCATTCATACATTCATTAAACACGTGTGTTGAACTATCCCAGATACCTTTGCTATCTGCAAACTTTTTAATTGCATGATCTGAAACTTTCATTCCGCGTTCGTGGTTTGTATCATGGAACCATTTATTTGCTTCAGGAAGTAAACCGCTCCTATTGATATAATTAAAAGCCGTAATGTTTCCACTCTTAATTAACAGATCACGTGGGTTTTCATTCGTACGAGAACGAAGGAATTGGAAGTAAGGTTCGTCATCAAGTTTCTGATTGATCACAAGGTTCTGCTGAAGGTGTGTGCTGTCAACCTCAGCAAGATATTCTTGAAAGTTTTTACGATCACGCTTATACCAAGACATGATAGGAGCCTTCTCAGATTTCCATCCGATAGCAAAGGTACGATCGCGAGCCTGTGGAATACCGTGATACATAGTTGATGTCTTATAAAGAGTTAGACTGTATCCACGAAGAGTACAAATTTCAAACAGTTTGTCCGCAACACCTCTTCCTTTATTGGTATATAGCGCAGGTGCGTTTTCAACAACTACAACCTTTGCTTTGAACAGATCTATACCATCTTCGAATACTTTGTACATCCATTCGTTCTTTTCGCAGGTTGCACCTTTTGAAGCAGCAGTCTGCCCAGTGTTTAGCTGAGACAGCGCAGCACAAGGAGGTGTGCCTGATATAACATCGGCTGTATGCCTAGGTCCATTCTCATCAAGGATAATGTACTCAACACCAGCCTTCTTTACATTGTTCTGATAGTTAACATAGTGGCTGTCATTCGATTGAAACCCATCATACGAATAGATGGCCTTAGGAGGAGTTCCAAACGCTTTCTCTGCACCTAACATTTGTCCACCGATTAGAGGTATCAATGGTATCCAATTTATATCGCTCATTATTATTATTCCTTATGCAAAAAAATCTTCTAACGTAGTGATAGTCTTTTTGGAAAAGCCACTTACGTCTGGTCTTTGATACGTTGGATCAACCGATTTCATAATCTTATCGTTAATAAATGTACCATCATAGTACTCTGGTTTTAGAACTGCCTTCCTCAAACCGTTTAAGGCCTTTTCATATGCAGTAGGGTCTGACAATAGAGTATTCATAGATTTTCTAAACTCTTCTGGAGTAGATGGTCTAAAAAATTCTGGAATAGGCAGGTGACGCTGTTCATCATACGTTGGATGCAGGAATGGAATTACACCCGCGTGGATCATCTCAATATATTTTGATGTAGTCCAACCCTTAGCGATTGGAATGATGAACGTAAACTTGACGTTATTCATCATAGACTGAATCTCTTCTATATGTTTAGATCCACGGAAACGACTATCTTCCTTTGCGGATTCGTGTTCCCATTTGCCATAAACCTCAACGCTATCAAAATGGTCTAGAACCCATTCCTTTAATAGATCGTAACGTGAGGGTTTACCTTCGTTTAGAACTATCATGAAGTCTGTGTTTCTATTGGTGTTAGTTTCTTTTGTGTATTCATAGTCGTTACAGAAAGCGGTTTCCATACCTGCATACACGGATTTAACTTTGCGCTCTATGCGAGTCTGATCTTCATATGATGAGATTGCATTCGTCGTATATTCAAAATCATACTGTCCTAGAGAGATCGCTGGGAGATGAAATAGATCTCTTGACTGGCGCATAGTGTATCTTGGATCGTTAACAATCTCAACATAGAATGGTTTACATTCGTTAAGCCAAGTAGAGATAGGTGTTACATACCACTTCGTCATATCAAGAACAGACGCGGGCTTGGTGTCATCGATATCACGAACCTTTTGAATCTTATCAGGAATTGTTACAGAACCAACTTGACCAACCATCATGACGGTAAAATCGAGTGTTACTTTATTCTTATCAAAATAATTGATTACATGTCTAAAGTATGCTTCTGAGATATCTAGGCCAACGCCTTCCCAAACGTCAACAACGTTCGCGTATGGGAACAGATCCAATCTTTCTCCTTCGTTCAAAGTACCGAAGTCAGAGCGACCGATGATATAAAAAGTTTTATCTGGATTGTTATTCGCAAGCGACCGTAGAGTGCAGCTTGCTTCGTTATCACCACCGACTGGTGAATACTTATTCGTTTTAAATTTTACAGATTTACCAATCTTGCAAAAACCGATGTTCTTCATTCACA